CCAGAACGGCATGGAAAAGGAAAGTTCAAAACTTCTAAAGATGTAGTACTGAAACAGCTAGGAGATTTGGCAAACGACCCAAGATTCAAACTGGTGGATGGATTTTTTAAGGATTCCCTTACAAAAGAATTACAAGATTCAATCAAAGACTTAATATACGTAAACATAGATGTGGATATTCATAGTTCAACTGTAGAGGTTCTTGAATTTATACGTCCTTTGTTACGGCCCGGTGTAACTATTTATTTTGATGATTGGAAAGACCCAGAAGATAAATATCTTGGTAAATGGGGAGAACACCTTGCCTGGGAAGAATTTATAAATAAATACCCTGAAATTAAATACAAGACTATTGAGATAAACGAATATAATCAAAGGTACATGGAAATTGAGTAGATTGGCTGTAATATTGCATGGTATTGTTGGTGGCACTGCCGGAAGAAACGGCATAGGAGCGCCAATAGATATAGAAACTTGTGCACAAACTATCAAGCACAATGTTATTTCTAAACATGGAGCAGATGTGTTTATACATTCATGGTCGACAGAACATCAGGACGCCATCATCGATCTTTATAACCCGGTAGGAAGTCAGTTTCAGCCACAAGAATATTTTGGCTATAATTTTAACGAGAACACTGTTCAGGACGAAAACCAAACCCATGCTTTTCGTACTATCAGTCGATATAACAGCTTATACAGAGCAATGGAATTAAAGAAAGACTATGAACAGAGCCTGGGATTTAAATACGATTGGGTATTGGTTATTAGATTTGATTTAATTATATTTAACCCTATAGATCTTAATAGGTTTAATAATAATTGTTTTTATATTTGCAGTGAACCTCACTGGAAAAATATCAATCAAGTACAAATGGTTCACGATATTGCTTTTTTATCGGGCTCAAACTTAATGGACACTTACTGCGAAGTAACACTAGATTTACAAAGACCTCCATATAAGGCACGATTAGCAGAAGCACACAGAATTGCATACTTCAAATTGCATTCCATGTTCAAAGGACAGATGGATAATGTAGGTTATGCTTTTCATAGATACAAGGACATGGAAATATACAGAATGATTATGAATCCAGATCTGAATGAGCTGGGAAAACAATTTGGAGAACTAGAAACAAAAGCAAGATTAGAAAAATTACTGGAGGAAATAAATGGAACGTAGAGAAATAGATTTTTTAAGAGCGCTCGCTTATTTTACAGAATCAAAAAATATTGTTGAGGTAGGGGTGCAATTTGGTGATGTTGCTGTTCATTTAGCTTCAGTTGCTCAATTAAATGGAGGTAAATATGCTGGGTTTGATGTATGGGCTGCCCACGGACAGGCCAAGCAATTTCAACAAATGAGTAGTAAACAAGCGGTGACAAACAGACTTGTAAAAGATTTTAACCTGAACCAGTTTGAACTTATTCAGGTAGATACAATAAACAACCGGGCTGATTTTGAAAAAGAACTCGATAGAATGTTTCCGGGTGGTATAGATTTTGCCTTTATAGATGGCGATCATTCTTATCTTGGAGTAGCTAATGATTTTAGTGTAGTTTATCCTCGCTTGAACGCAAAAGGCATAGTTGCCTTTCATGACACTGCGGTAATAGATGGTTGTAGAGAATTTATAATTGATCTTCGTACCAAGCACTATGATGGCACATTTGATATAATCGATTTCCCATTTGGTTCTGAAGAAAGACATTGTGGGGTATCTATTCTATCCAAGAAGTCTTACGCCACTGAACCTATTGCTATAGATGAGGTATGTGGGAGTATACGAGACGCTGGCGAAATTGAAGACCTAGAGAATTCCTTTTATGTTGTAGAAGGATCTGGAGCTTCTACTAATTACAAGCCAATAAAGATAGACGAAATTAAAATGAAAACCAGCAGGATAGGTCATTATCCTAGCCGAAAAAAATATGATTAGAATTATAGACAAGCCATGGGGTAGAGAACAACTACTAGAAAAAAATGACAAGTACATGGTTAAATTATTAACTATGCGCAAGGGACATTCCTGTAGCTTACAATACCACGAACACAAGCACGAAACTATTTACGTAGTATCGGGGATTCTAAACATTGCCTATGGCATAACAACTGAAAACATAGTGGAGCATATTCTAAACGCAGGGCAATCTTTTGTAATTAAGCCAGGCGAAATCCACAGGATGACAGCTATAGAAACCTGTGATTATTTAGAAGCATCAACCCCCGAAGTCGATGACGTGGTGCGACTCGAAGATAACTATGGTAGAGTATGAAAATTTTAATTCCAACAAGCGGGTTAGGTTCAAGACTCGGAGATTTTTCCAAGCATACAAATAAAGCACTTATAAAAATAGGTGACAAAGCTGCAATATCGCATATAATTGATCTGTATCCAGAGGATGAATTTGTAATTACCCTCGGGTACTACGGAGATCATATCAAGCAATTTCTTGAAATGGCTTACCCCAAGCGCAAGTTTACATTCGTAAATGTAGACCCATACGAAGGGCCGGGTAGTGGGTTACTCAAGTCTATATCATTTGCTCAGAAACACTTACAAGAGCCATTTATATTTCATGTATGCGATACAATAATACATAAAAAACCACCGGTACCAGTATATAACTGGATGGCCTGTGGAGTATCGTCTCAGGCAGATTTATTCAGAACAGTTATTACTAATAAGGATAGGATAGTCAAGATAAATGAAAAAGGTGAAATGAATTATGACTATGCTTATATAGGAATTGCTGGTATTTACGACCACAAGAAATTTTGGAAAGAATTAAACAATGCTGTGAACACGAATGACTCAAGCGATTGTCATGTCTTTGAACGTATGTTGCCTAGTACTAGAATTCAATTATGGAAAATGAATTATTGGTATGATACTGGAAATGTAGAAAGCTTGAACATAACTAGAGCAAACTTTCAATCAAGATATCGAGTCCTTGATAAATATGAAGAAGCTATATATTTTATTGATGATTATGTAATCAAGTTTTTTAGTAATCCTGAAATAATAAAGAACAGACTCCTGCGTGCTAAGTTGCTCGCAGATCTCACACCAAAGATACTCGAACAATCAGAAAATTTTTATAAGTATCGTTTACAAGATGGTGACCCTCTATCTGAAGTGGTAACAGAAGATAGAATATTCAAGTTAATAGATTGGGCAGAAACTAACCTGTGGAAACCTGTAAGTATAGACACTGACGTATTTCAGACTGCTTGCAAGGATTTTTACTTGAATAAAACTAAAGAGCGTGTAAATAAATTTTTATCTGCAAGTGGGCTTGAGGATAAAGATAATAATATCAATGGCATGCACGTACCCACGTGTGAAAAAATATACGAGGGCATAGATTGGACTGACCTTTACACTACCCTACCCTCCCTTTTTCATGGTGATTTTGTATTAGAAAATATATTATATAATAATGACAAATTTACTTTGCTTGATTGGAGACAGGATTTTGGTGGAAATATAGAAGCCGGAGACATTTATTATGACTTAGCAAAATTAAACCACAATCTGGTTTTTAACCACGCAATAATTGATAATAAAGGGTATCACCTGAGTATTGATAATGGAGACATAGCCTGTGATTTACATAGAAGTCATAATATGGTCTTGTATCAACAAAGCTTATTAAAATTACTTGAATCTAAGGGATATGATATTAATAAAATTCAGATTTTATCTGCAATTATATGGTTAAATATGTCTGCATTACATGTATATCCTTTAAATAAATTTTTATTTTACTTTGGTAAGTATAATCTGTGGAAACAACTATCCTTGACAAAATAAAACGGACTAAACTTTACTTAGGTCCGATGAGTAAAAATATAGTAGATAGTGTTATTCAATTTGTTAACGAGACTGACCAATCTATAGGGTTAGTTGCGTCGCGACGTCAAGTAGACGATACGGGCGGTTATGTGAATAACTGGAATACTAGAGAATTTACATCTTATGTCAGGGAAAGAACTAATAATATTATATTATGTAGAGATCACGGTGGTACTGGACAAGGAAATTATAACGATGGTGGTATGTTTTCATTCTTGGAAGACGCTAAATATATGGACATAATCCATATAGATCCGTGGAAAAAATTAAACTTCAAAGAAGCTGTAGCTTATACGATAGACATAATTAAAATGTGTTCTTCAGTGAATGACTCATGTCTGTTTGAAGTAGGAACTGAGCAAGCAATATATCCTATGAACCCACATGTATTTGAAGTATTTATTGAAACCTTGAAAGAACAAATACCAGATAAATTTCATAAGATTATATATGGAGTTATTCAATCAGGTACATCTCTAGAAGCTGGAAATAATACAGGAACCTATAGTAAAGAATCTCTTAAAGAAATGTCTGACACGTGCAGACGTTATTCTATTCTTTCAAAAGAACATAATGGAGATTATTTGTCGGCTTCTCTAATAAAAGAAAAATTTAATCTGGGCCTATCAGCAATTAATATAGCCCCAGAAATAGCTAATTTAGAAACCAAGTATGTATTAGAAAATATTTCCGTGATTGAATTGTGGTTTACATTATTAATGGAAGACGGTAGATGGAAAAAATGGTTTCCAGAAAACTTCGACCCTCGCAAACATAAAGCAAGAGTTTTAGAGTTGTGTGGTCATTATGTTTTTAGTCATCCTAAATTTAATTTTGACCTCGAGTCCGTATACGAATTAGTATCCGCAGATATATTTTCTTTTATAAAAGAGCGCATATGAATAGACCAAAAACAATATTTATAGACATTGATGGTACAATTTTTGAACATACAGGAAGGGAGAATTGCCTTAGAGGAGAACGTCCTATACTTCCTGGAGTGATAGATAAATTTGTTGAATGGGATTTAAAAGGATATAACATTATCCTTGTCTCTGGACGCAGAGAAAGCGATAGAGAAATAACCGAGAAACAATTAGCTTATCATGGTTTATTTTACGACCAACTTATTCTGGGAATAGGAGGAGGAATGCGAGTATTACTCAATGACCTTAAACCGAACTCATCAGAAACTACCGCATATGCTATAGAAATTCCGAGAAATCACGGCCTAGAGGATGTTGATATATAATGAATAGAATTTTAGTAGTTGGAGGAGCAGGGTATGTAGGTGGAGCAATTGTAGACATGCTCTTGAAAGATAGAGACCTTCCTAAGCGTATCCCTGGTTATGTAGGACACGAAGTTACTGTTTACGATAATCTCTTGTACGAAGATTCATTTCGTAAGGATGTAAATTTTATATATGGCGATATTAGAGATAGGGAAAAACTATTGCCACTACTCAAGAAAGCACATTCAGTGATATGGCTCGCAGCTCTCGTAGGAGATGGGGCATGTCAAATTAATCCTGACCTAACTAAAGAGTTGAACGAGGATTCAATTAAGTGGCTTGCAGAGAATTATGATGGAAGGATTGTATTTCTATCCACTTGCTCTGTTTATGGTGCTCAAGATAAAGAACTTGATGAGACCTCACCAACTAACCCCCTTTCTGCATATGCAATTACTAAATTGAATGCAGAAAAATACTTAGAACCAAAAAATGCAATTATATATAGACTTGGAACTTTATTTGGTGTAGGAGATAAATATTCGCGTATCAGATTAGACCTAGTCGTAAATATATTGACAGCCAAAGCGCACACAGATGGTAAAATAGATGTGTTCGGTGGAGACCAGTTCAGACCTCTCTTACACGTTAAAGACGTTGCTCATACGGTTGTAGATAATTTATACTCTCCCGCACAGGGAATATATAACATTCACAAACAAAACGTAAGAATAATTGATCTTGCTTATCAGGTTAGAAATCATTTTCCGGATATGCAAATTAACCACACTGAAATGCCATTTCAAGACACAAGAAACTATAGAGTGTCCAGCGAAAAAGCTCGAGTCGGTTTAAAATTTAATCCAACTTGTTCGATAGATCAGGGCATCGAAGAAATTAAATATCTTGTGGAAACAAAACGTATAAAAAACTTAGATAATACAAGATATTCTAACCAAGCCTATTTAACTGGCTTAGACATAAAACAAATTTAAAATTATGATATTACCAGAACCAAAATTATATGAAGGAACTATTTTTGTAGATGACAGAGGGATAGTAGAATTTAATAATGATTTAGATTTAACTCCCATTAAGAGATATTACATAGTATCAAACCATGTCCCGGGATTTATTCGTGCTTGGCATGGACATGAAAGAGAAGCTAAGTATTTTACTATGTTGTCAGGCAGTGCCATTATTGTAGCAGCACAAATGATGTTATACAAAAACGAATGGAATCTGAATTGGGATATACAAGCAAGAGAAACTATTTCGGCTAATAAGCCCGCAGTATTTTATGTGCCACCTGGCTATGCTAATGGTTTTAAATTATTAACTCCAGATTCTAAATTAATGGTATTCTCATCAAGTACCACAGAAGAAAGTAAAATTGACGATATTCGATTTACTTATAATAACGAAAACGACCACTTTTTTGCGGCGGATGAAAGATGACAGATAAAGTAGTAATATTTGGATCAACCGGGATGTTAGGTAACGTAGTTAGCAAGTATCTTAAGCAGAGTAAACTTTACGACGTTATCGATATACCTACTAGTGGGTTTGATATATTAAATGATTCAATTGAAAACTTAAGACCCATGTTAGTAAATTATAATGATTACCTTACGGTAATTATAAATTGTGCAGGAATAGTCAAACCCAGAATTAAAAATATGTCTGTGGAAGAAGTACTCAAAATAAACTCTGCGTTTCCTATACAACTCTCTAAATATGTTTCTAGATTAACTGAAGCTGGACATGACGTAGCAATGATTCATATATCTACTGATTGTGTATTTACTGGTAATCGCGGAAATTATAGAAGCGACGACATACCAGATGCCACAGACTTGTATGGAATGTCTAAAAGTTTAGGAGAGGCCTGTGAAAGCACAGATACTTTAGTAATACGTACCTCCATAATAGGAGAAGAATTAGCTAATAAATATTCGCTCCTTGAATGGGCTATATCACAAAAGGGGAAAGAAGTACAGGGTTGGACAGACCACATTTGGAGTGGAGTCACTACTTTAGAATTAGCTAAGTACATAGATGGATTATTATCTAATGGATTAGATAACGGCCAAACAGAAGATTTAATTACATACGCAAGCCGAGCAATAAATAAATTTGATTTATTAACTATGATAAATACTGTATATCATCTCGGCTTAACAATAAATAAAACTACTGGGCCTAATCCGTGTGACAGAAGTTTAGTCTGTGATACTTGGGATCCACCTGGATTACTAAAGCAATTAACAGAAATGAAGGAGTTTTTTGATGAATGCAGATAATATACCTATTATAATTAATTCATTTAATAGACTAACTTGTTTAAAACAATTAATTAATTTTATTGTAGATAAAAAACTACCTAATCCGGTTGTGATACTTGATAACGGGTCTATTTATGAACCTTTGCTTGAATATTATAAAACTTTACCCTACGAAATAATTATGTTGGGTAACAATTTGGGTCATGAGGCTCTTTGGAAATCTGGTCTATACACCAATAGGTTTAAAAAAGAACATTTTGTATATACAGACCCGGACGTAGTTCCTATTGAAGAATGCCCAGCAGACCTTATACACCATCTTTATGCTGTGCTAAAAAAATATCCTCAACATTTAAAATTAGGAATGGGACTTAAGATAGATGATATTCCGGATCATTTTCCTCATAAAGAATCTGTTCTGGGATGGGAGGATCAATTTTGGAAAACAGAAATAGAACCAGGGTTATATAAAGCTGATGTAGATACTACTTTTGCTATGCACGACCCGAGGAAAAATTCCGCATGGTCTCGTTCATTTAGAACAGGGTTTCCTTATATTGCAAGACATACCACATGGTATCTAGATCCTAATAATTTACCAGAAGATGAAATCTTCTATAAAGGAGAAATAAAAACTATAACTCATTGGTCAAAGGCTTTATAATGAAATTAAAATTTGTTACAGGAATCAGCATATAACATACAAACCACTATTGGTATATGGGACTAAAAGGAAATGATCTCGAAAAGAGAGCAAATAAACAAAATATTTTATACAGAAAAGATTATGAAGCCTTGATTCTTAAGGTAGAAGTTCCTATAATTATAACTAGAAAAGGTCTTGTAGCAAAGCAATCCACAGTCGACTACACGGGCACATTAAAGGGTGGAAAATCTATTGCTTTTGATGCAAAAGAGACGAGAAGTAAAACCAGTTTTCCACTAGCAAACATTGAAGATCATCAATTAGCTTATTTAAATTTTCAACAGAAACTGGGAGGAATTGCGTTTTTTATGATTCACTTTAAAACTGTGTATTCAGATAAAGTGTTTATTACGCCCATAAGTCTAGTTGAAAAATATCGAGACGAAGGAATTAGAAAGTCTATTCCATTCAAAATATTTAAAAAAGAATGGTTAATTGAAATAGAGAATTATCTAGATAAAGTAAAAGAAATGGAAGATGAATTAACATGAATGCTATATATTTAAGTGAAAGAATAAAACGAGGAGATACTGTAAGAATAACTACAGATACCGCTGTAGGAGTTATTGGAAGAGTGACTGATATAAGTCCTGCAAATAATGGTATTGAGATACAGGGGTTTAAAGAAAATGAGTTACTTGAACAAATAGATAATGCCGTGGAATTTGATAAAGCACTATTCCCAATATCGGATATTAAATATATATTTAGAGTAACATTAAATGAAATAAAATCAACAGAAACTAATGGCGCAGATGATAGCTAATTTAAAATTTAAAAAGATAAACCCACTAGGAGTTGCACCCACAAAAGATAGAGACTCTGATGCTGGCATAGATTTGTATGCGGTAGGAAGGATAAAACTTGCCTCAGGAAATAGAGAAGCGATTTCAACAGGGTATGCGGTAGCTATACCAAACGGATATTATGGACAAATTGAAGAGCGTAGCGGATTCTCTATGAGAAACACATTAAAATTAAAAGCCGGAGTTATAGACTCTGAATACCGCGGAGAAATTAAAGTAGTATTTCAAAATTGTGGTTCATATCCAGAAGAAATAGAAGCTGGAGAAAAAATAGCACAAATAGTAATACACAGGCAACCCATAGTTAAATTTGAATTTGTAGAAGAGCTGGACGATACAGACCGCGGAGAAAAAGCATTTGGCTCATCCGATAAAAAATAGCCAACCGTCGAGGAATACTATATGATGAATAAATACTCAAAGGAAATCTGGAATGATAATTACAGAGGACCCCACGAAGAAACTGTAGAAGATACTTGGAAACGCTTAGCAAATGAAGCAGCAAAACCTGAAAATAAAAAAATAGAAAAGAAAGTGGCAAATGAGTTTTATTCAATTCTGAAAGATTTTAAATTTATCCCCGGCGGTCGTATCATGGCAAATCTTGGCATCAATACGCGACATGCAACTACCCTGATGAATTGTTATGTGCATCATCCTAAAGACATTAATTATAAAGATCCGGATTCGATTGAGGGGATCTATAATATGTTAAAAGCTCAGGCACATACTCTGAAATCAGAAGGTGGTTATGGAATAAATTTTAGTTGGATCCGTCCCGCAGGAGCTTATGTAAAAGGTATTGGAAGCAGAACCCCAGGTGTGTTGAAATTTATGGAACTTTGGGATACCTCTTCTGAAATTATTACTATGGGGTCTGAAAAAATTCTTGGTGAGCTAAAAGAAGATGAAAAAATAAAAATAAGAAAGGGTGCTCAAATGGGAGTCCTTTCTGTTTGGCATCCGGAAATAGAAGACTATATTACGGCAAAACAAACTCCGGGACGATTAACTAAATTCAACCTGTCAATAGGAATTACTGGCGGGTTTATGAAAGCAGTAGAAAATAATAAAAACTGGCAACTCATTTTTCCTGATACAGAACACCCTAAATATGCATCAGAATGGAATGGGGATATCGATCAATGGGTAAGTAAAGGTTACAAAATTATAGTTCATAAAACTGTAAAAGCTAAAGATCTTTGGGATAGCATATCTTATGCTACCTACACAAGGAATGAACCAGGAGTTATATTTTTAGATTTATTTAATAAATTAAATTCACTCAAGTACGCTGAAAAAATCTTTGCAACTAACCCTTGTGGAGAAATAGGAATGGCAACAGGAGTATGTAACTTGGGTTCTCTTAATCTCACAAAATTTGTTAAACTGGAAAATGAAAAACTAGTATTCGATTTCGATGAATATGCACGGTGTGTAAATATTGGCGTGAGATTTTTAGACAATATAAATGATATATCTAGAACGCCTCTGCCCGAATATAAAAATTCTATGACTACAAAACGTAGAATAGGTTTAGGAAACATGGGACTCGGATCTTTAATGATAATGTTTGGTATAAGATATGGGTCAAAAGAATCACTAGACTTGATTAAAAATATTTATAAATTAAAAGCTGAAACTGAATTGTTAGCTTCAGCAAAACTTGGTGTGGAAAAAGGTAGTTTTAAATTATTTAATAAACGAAAGTATTTTAACACCTACTGGTGGAATAATTTAAAAATAGCACCAAGCGTAAAAAAAGAAATAGAAAGTATAGCACATATGCGAAATTCACATCATTCTATGAATGCCCCTAATGGCAACAGCGCCATATATGCAAACATAGTGACTGGTGGTATTGAACCAGCGTATTTATTAGAGTATATGCGTTGGGCAATTGTGACCGAGTATGAGAGACGTAATTTAAGGAAAAAAGGATTTACTTGGCCAGACCCTATGAAAGGCGAATGGTTTGAAACTGATCATATGAAATTTAGTATTCGTGGTGATGAACAAGTGTTGCACGGAACTTTTGACGACACTGATTATGAAGTAGATAAAAATAGAGGTCTCGTAAAAGCTACAAACGTCGAAGATTATGGCTGGGCATTTGCAAAAAAACACTACAAAAATGATCTACCAAAAATGATAGATAGAGGTGTATTTGCAAGCGCTATGGAGCTCAGTGTGTCAGATCACATTAATGTTCTTAAAGTAATAGCTCACTATACTAACATGAATAATTCTAAAACAGTTAACTTACCAAACGACTATTCTTATGAAGAATTTAAGTCTTTATATTTAGATGCCTGGAAATCAAATATAAAAGGACTTACTACATATAGAGCAGGTACTATGACCGCTGTTTTAGAAACACAAAAAGTAAAAATTTATCAAAATGAACTAGAAAGACAATTCGAAGAAGCTGGAGATAGAATAATACCGCATGTAGTAAAAATACCAAATGAATATTTTGCCCGTGGTTTTAAAATAAAAGATAATGGGCGTAAAAAATGGTATATCAACCTAGCATTTGTTGACGATGCCATGACTCGGCCTTATGCGATTTTCGTAAATACAAATAACATAGAGAGTACAGAAGTTACTGAAGAACTTATTAAATCTATGGAAAAGCTTCTTATAGAAAAAGGTTTACCTAAAAATCTAATAGAAGAGCAAATAGAAAAATACGAAAATCAAAAAAACGCTACTCGAATTGCTAGAATTATTGGGATGGCCCTGCGCCATAATCTGAAGATACAAGATATAGTAGAAATACTAGATCAATACCCACATGAATTATCAAGTTTTGTTTTTCATTTGAAAAAATTATTGGCTCGTTATATACAAGATGGCACAAAAGTTAAAAAAGAAAAGTGCCCTTCTTGTAAACACAGTTCAATAATTTATCAAGATGGATGCAAAACATGTACTAATTGTGGTTGGAGTAAATGCTAACATGCGGAACATTTATTAAATACTATGCGAAACATTTAATAAATAAAATACAATCAGACAGAAAACAATATGGAAGACTTCTTAAACAAAGCTATTGGTAGTTTAGATAGAGATGTTACGGTTAAAGATATAAGGTTAAAAAGTGTAAGTATGCCAGATAAGGTATCTGAAAAAGTTGAATTTACTGTAGAAGATGAAAATGGCAGAACATTCACTATCTCGGACTGCTGGATAGAAGACTACAAAGGAGAAAAAGATATTAAAGGTCTTTGGTATTCAACTGGTAAAAATGGAATTTCTCCAATGTCTGCGGTAGCACAATTAATGAAATATCATGGAGTTGATAAATTAAAGGACTTCGTAGATAAAAAATTAGCTGTGTATCCGGACAAAAACAATTATCTCGTATTAACTACATGCGAAATTACTGAAGATGATTTGAAATCAACAATGGTTGACGAAGAAAAACCAAAGCCGGTCAAAGGCGAACTTTTCGATTAAATAATAAAACACAGACAACATGAAAGTAACACAACAAACTTTACCTCTATTCAACGAAATGTATGAACTTAAGTTTTCAGAAGACGAAATGCAAAAAGCTTTTTCCGTCCATGACGAGGTAATTGAAAAATTAAAAGACTTAGGAAAACCATTCAAGAATACTAGTGTGGGAACTATAAGCCACATAATAGATAATGGGGTAAACACTATAACCCACACTATGTATGTCTCTGATTCTTGGGAAGGTAGATTGGAAATTCATGCAGGACATCCCGACGAAGAAGATGATGAGGAGGAAGGAAAAGAAACTCTTCCTGCTACTACAACCTCTTATTTTGAACTACGACCAGAATTTTTAACCGGTGGTGGAAGAAATTGCATTAAAGTTAAAACAATTGTGCCTGAGCAATTATACACATTATTAGAGAATTTGCACTATTGTAGTGAAATGGAAATACATGCATTAAATGATGAAGAAATAGAAAAACACAATGGGATTGAAGTTTATGATGATCTGACCTGGTTGATAGAAGTTACGAACGGACCAAGAATTTTTGAAAAAATAAAAGCAGAAGAATTGAATGATGGCCTTGCTATAAATAGTTCAAAAGAATTCGACGACTCCTTCGATAAAATAATTGAAATGTGTGATTGGTTACTTCCGGGAGCAAAGAAAACAGAGACAAAAGATGATGTTTTAGAAAAACAACTACTATCTGAAAATTTTGGAGATCGGGGAGAAGCTCTGGGATATATTGAAGGAATTTTAGAAAAAGACAATCACAGACTTGGAATAATTTCATTATACACTAAAGATCATTATAGGAAATCATCTTACAGACGATTATTTTTATTAAATCATGAGGATGATCTTTTTAATTATGCAGATATCGATAGAATTTGTGTTATAGATCGTAGAAATCATTATAGTTATACTACAATTCCTATATCTAAAACTGGGGTGTTTGGTAAACTTTTATTTACCGAGGAAGTTACCTTACCTACAAGAGAAGCCTTACAATGGATTGTAAGGCACATTACAGGAAATGACACACAATTATATGACGCGTCACAATTAAAATTATCTGTAAAAAAATTCTCTGAGGATATACGACGTAAAAAAGAAGAGGAAGATGAAAAAAAGGCTCTTGAAACTAAATTAAAGCAAAAAATAGAAACTATAAAAGCTGGTAAAAAATTAATACTAAATGGAATGACTATCAAAAAAGATTCTATTGAATATGAAGAACAAATTTTAAAACGATCTGATAAAGCTGATTGGGTATACACTTCTTTATTGCGTTTAAGTAGGGCATATAAATTTGATGATATAAATTGGGATTCGGTATTTGAAGAATTTATTAGAACCATTTCTCGAGAAAATTCAAAGGGTGAAATAGGAGATGTGTCTTTTGCACTTAGATATGAAGAATCTACTAATAGAGCTAATATAACTAGCACAAAAACTTACTTGAATGACCACAGAATAAATAAAATGGAAATTCTGGATTGTTTAAGAAGGGCGGTGTGTTATGAAACTCAAGAAGATTTTAATGAATTTTTATCTAACGTAAGCAGCTGTTCTCTAAAATTCCACAGATACCTCCAGACAGGAGTAGATTTTCAAGTGTCTGGAATGAGATATAACGAAGGATTTTCTTTCAAGTTACCGCTTGAACGTAGAAAAAATTTAATGTATATTGTATTAGGAGACAACGAATATAAAGTTAGAGATACAAACAGGCTTATAAATACACAGAACATGAGTGATCTAGGCGAAATTATGGAACTTTTGCTCGGAGATAAAGTTATCGAAGGTATGACTATTGATGACGCAAAAAGTGTTCTTAAATTAGCTAAAATAGAATTTCAATCTGCTATTGATAAAAGTAAAAAATTATTAGAAGAAACAGAAAAAACCCTCAAGTTAGAAAAACGAAAAGATATTCAAATGAATGAAATCACTGTTCGAGAGGGTTATATAGTAAACGGAAAACTTAGACAATATGTGGTAGCAAACTCGGAAAAATGCGAGGTTTATGAATACCCCTCAGGAAGATACATATGTATAGTCGACAAATCTACTTCTCAGGTTGGTAAAGATAAACTAGTAAACCGCTTATATGCGTTATCAAATGATCATGCGTTAGCGCAAGATATCCACACTTTAAACTGATTGGTTAACCAACTAAACACATGGACGAAAATAAAGAAACATTAGATATTGAAGAGTTTCAGGAACAACTTGAACGTAAAGTAAGAGTCAGAGTTGTAAGTTCGAAAGGACACGATGATTGGGAAGATGTCCCTGAAATAGCATTATCGAGGATACAAAATGAAACAGCTAATAGTAAAAAATGGTTATATATTGATGGAGTACAACAAAATCCAAATAATTTAACTGTAGAAAAATTATTAGATGCAGAGTATGTCATTTTAACTAATGCTCTCGTAGGAGGGTAACCTGTTATTTAAGCGCGGGGGAAACCCCGCGTTAGTATTCATTTAATCGAGGTATTTTATATGAATGGTATAAGTGCTGAAAAAAGAGGACATCAAGGGAAAGAATATTGGAAATCTAGATTACACCCACAGGGAGAAGAACCTGGTAAATATACAAAAAGATTAACACATAAAAAAGAAAGAAAAACAATCAAACAAATAATACACAACTTAAAACAAGAAATTGATAGTTTATTTGGACGACATTTACACTATCAACTTAGTAATAATGAGGAAATATGGACAAAAAACATGGACTCTTGTTAACCTATACGCAATTAAATGAATTGATACAATACGCAAAGACGTCTCCAGACAAGGAAATTTGTGGTGCTATAATGGGCAATGTTATTGACAAAGATTTTGGATTATATAAAATGGTCAGCTTTGTTCCAATAAAAAATATAGCTGGCGTTGGAGTAGCTGACTACGTGATGGACGGAAATGAACTTTTAAGTAAGGTATTGAATAATAGTCAAGTACACATGAATCCAAAAGCACCACTTTCTTTTGTTGGTGTATTTCACAACCATCCTTATTGGCGGCCAATTCCATCTGAAATGGATATTGAAGGGGCTGGGTATGCTGGAATATACGTGATTTACTCAAATTTATATAATGATTTAATGGCCTGGTATAACGAAGGATCGGATGATTCAAGTGTCGCTACGGCCACTTATAGAGGTGACAGAGGCTTCGGTGGGGCGTATCTGTATGTAAGATGAAACCTTTTTAATTTTAAAGCATCTAAAGAGAATAGAAAACATGGAAAAAGTAAAAAATATTTTAATTGTTGGAGCGGGGGGTATTGGTTCATGGATAGCACCAGAGCTTGACCGCCTTAGAAAAACAAATCAAATAACGACAGCACTAATAACTTTTGCCGATTATGATGATGTAGATACTAAAAATCTGCCTTATCAAAACTTTAATAAATCAGATGTTCTGGATCCGAAAGTAGAAATAATTTCAGCTAGGTACGGAATGGAAGAAGGCATTAACCAAAAAATAGAAACCAAAGATGTATTCGAAGGATATGATTGTATAATAGCAGCTGTAGATAATACAAAATTTAGAAAAATGCTATTTGACTACGTTTTTAATGATAACCCAAAAGTATATTGGATTGATCTACGTAGTGAAGGAAAATCTTATGCAACATACACTAAAAGTAAAAAACATACATATAAATCTATGTTGAATACTTTGCCGGATAAAGATGTTGAGGATGGTAGTTGTCAAAATGCCTGGGAATTAGAACAAGGTATTGTACAGCGTGGAAATATTCACGCCGCAAGTTATGGCGTAAGTTATATTTTAAACTGGTTGCGTGGAGACCCTAACCCCGCAGAATTTATTCATACATTATAATGGAATTTTACAATAAGCCAGACGATGGCAGACAACACAGGCGACAATCAAAAGACTTTAAAGAAATTGTAAATATACAAACTGATATGGATATCGATGATTTAAAATGGGATCGTACATTTCATAACTGGGAAAACCCTGAAAATTGTAATGGAAGAAAACGGATAAAAAAATGTACTATATGTGAAATGATCGATGACGGAAAATCCGTTGAACATTTGAAACCAAAAGGGAGTTAAATGGCAATTGAACAATATTTAAAAGAAATCCGAAAGTTTCCTCCTTTTACAAAAGAAGAAGAAAGAATAGTTATAGATAAAGCTAAAGCTGGTAACAGACAAGCCTATGACGAACTTATGAATCGGAACTTGAGGTTTGTGGTAAGTGTGGCTAAAAAATATCAAAATCAAGGGTTACCACTGGACGAACTAATACAAGAAGGAAACTTCGGATTAATTACAGCTTTTAAAAAATTCGAAGTTGATCGTAACTTTAAATTTATAACTTATGCTGTCTGGTGGATTCGTCAGTCAATTATGAAAGCAATTCATGATAATGCTAGAGTAATAAGATTACCTCTAAATGTTATTATGGAATTATCTAAATTAAATAAAGTTAAAAAAGAATTAGAACAAGAATTAGGTAGAAGCCTAACAACCGACGAATTGTTAGAACTTACAGATAACGAAGAAGTAGCGAATGCTGTTAAATATAATTATGGAATTATTGACATAGATGCACCAAGGACAGAAAATGACAAAGATCTAAATCATATACTTCCTAATAAATCTGCAGCAGACATGCAAATAACAATTGAAGATATAAAAGATGAACTAAAATATATTTTAGATGATTTTTCTGAAAGAGAACGAGATATTTTAATAATGTATTTTGGTATAGACCAAATTAGACCCTATACTTTAAAAGAAATTGGTGTCGACAAAGGTTTAACTAGAGAAAGAATAAGACAAATAAAAGAAAAAACAATTGGTAAATTAAAAGACGATAAATACTCAAACCAGCTCAGAGAGTACCTTGAATAAATGAATAGCAATCAAAATTATATAGACAAACCTGAAAACGTACAAGATGCTATAGATTGGCTGAAACAACAAGACGCTATTGGTATTGATACAGAAACGACCTCTCTTGATCCGCTGACAGGGTTTGTGTTATTAATACAGATAGGTACCCCCACAAGACAATATGTATTCGATGTAGCACAAATAGGAGATAAAAAAGTTAAACAACTTTTAACTTCGATAAACCAACCAAATATTGCAAAGATTCTTCATAATTCTATGTTTGACTACATGCATCTGAAACATAAATTTGGTGTTGGATTAACTAACATGAAATGTACCATGCTTGGAGAACAGTTAATGTATCAAGGAAAAAAAGGACATCCTTATACTTTAGCTGCAGTAGTTAAAAAATATATTGGGGTTATCTTGGAAAAATCGGTTAGAGAAACTTTTCAACATCATAATTTTGGAGACCCTTTTACCGAAGAACAAATTGAATACTCTGCAGAGGATGTTCAATACTCCATTCCCGTATATAATAGTATACTTCCTTTACTAGCAGCGAGAGAGATGGAAGAATTATATCTTTTAGAAAATGAAGCCGCAGCTGTACTAGGAGACATGACCTTGAATGGTATTTATCTTGATAAAGATTTATGGATACCTCTTGAAGACCAAGCAAAAATTAGTTTACAAAAAGCCAAAGAAAAGTTAGATGAGCATTTTCAATACTATATTGAAGCTAATGTATCTACAGACTTATTTGGTTCGGTAGAACATGTTATAAACTATAACTCCCCAAAACAGCTGCTGCCGAGGCTTAGAGAAGTAACACAACTAGAACTAGCTAGTACAGATGCAAAATATCTAGAATTTTATAAAGATAAACACAACGTAATTGCAGATTTAATTGATTATAGAAAAGAACAAAAAAAGATTTCAACTTATGGAACTGCCTTTTTAGAGCATATACATAAACATGATAAAAGGATACATTCTAAATTTAGACAGTTGTACGCACAGACTGGACGAATGAGTTCTAATGAACCTAATATGATGAATCTTCCCAAAGATCAATCATACAGAACGCCTTTTTGCGTTCAGGATCCAACCTGGAATTTTATTAGTGCCGATTTTAGTGGACAGGAACTTAGATTACTTGCACATGCAAGTAAAGAACCTCAAATGATAAAGGCCTTAAAAGACGGAGTAGATTTACATACTTTCTCAGCAAGTCTTTTGTTTAAAAAAGACTATAATGATATTACACCGGAAGAAAGAAATCAATGTAAAGCTATCACATTTGCACTATTATATGGTGCTGGACCTCAAAAACTTTCTAGAACCTTGAAGATACCTTATGGAGACGCTAGAAATTTAATGAATAGATATTTTACTGTATTCACAAAAGTAAAGAAATTTATGGATGATGTAGTTGAGCAAGTTCAAGTAAATAAATATGCCGTGTCACCTTTAGATAAAAGACGAGTAGATTTATTTGGTATTGACTGGGAAAACAAAGCTATGGTTGCGCATGCAATAAATCAATCTAAAAATTTGCCTTTTCAGGGTACAGGTGCGTCAACCACTAAATTAGCTTTAGTTAGATTAAATAACAGAATTAAAAAAAGTAAGTATAATGCAAAAATTGTGAACGCTATTCATGATGAAATCCTTGTGGAAGTTGCTCCAGAACATACACAAGAAGTAAAAATTGCTATCGAAGAAGAAATGGTAAAAGCATTTAATCATTATGCTGATTCAGTCCCAATGGAAGTAACCGCAAAGGTGGGAAAACATTGGATACATTAATCATAAAACAGAATGGTAAATTATCCTAGTGTAATGTTAATTGGATTTGGACATCGAGCCAGAAATGGTAAAGATACCGCAGCCAATTACTTAAAAGAAAAATTAGTAAGTTCAAACGTAGAAATAATCCGTTGGGCAGACGGTGTGTATGAAGAATGTACAAACGCTGATTCTAAATATCCTCTCATATTACAAGAATTTGTAACTTCTGTTAAAACATACTATACAGTTTTAGCAAACAAAGAAACTGGAGAGAGGTTTGCAATATCTAACTTGACTGATCCTTATCTACATAAAATATTTACAGAAAGAAAAATAACCGAGTATCAGGGAATGACCGACAAAGACCCAGAAATACTACAATTCTGGGGAACTAACTATCGTCGAACTCACTGCGATGGAAATTACTGGGTGAATCTCACTATGCAAAAAGCTTTTGAGTTAGCTAAAGAAATGCAAACCGGATATATTTTAGTTCCAGACACAAGATTTAAAAATGAAGTCGATGCTTTAAGAATAAACGGTGGTTATTATATAAAAGTGGTTAGAACAAAAGAAGATGGTTCTCAATATATCGCAGACGATAGAGATCCTGACCACCCATCTGAAGCTGAACTGGAAGGTTATCCCGCCGATGTAACTTTAACAGCAGTAAATGTACCTAAATTAATAGACGAAGTTGATGAATTCTATCACGGATTTATTGACCCGGTACAAATGGCCGCAGCATTTAAACAATAGAAGAGGGGCTTACGCCCCCTTTCTATTTTTTTAGCTTAAATTTTATACAGCTACTGAACCGTCTGAACTTCCACCAAGCTCATCAATACTGATAGGACGTAATGCTGTGCAACGAATGCCAACATCTTCCATAAGTACAGTTTGCTGAGCTGACGCGGAGAATCTATGTGACTGTAAATAGCACTCTTCAAGATAAAATCCACCATAAGCTTGTTGCTGCATATCATATAATACACAACCAAGACCTAAAGGTTTATTAAAGAATTCTGATGCTATATTAATAAAGAACTCTGCGTTATTTGATGTATCAAATCCACCAGTAGTAGTTCCAATAAGTACTGGATCTTCTCCAGTAACATTATATGGTTCGCCAGGATTTGATGTCGATGTTTGATCTGAAGCTACATTAGTAGCAGGTATATATAAGTCAGCACCTCCTTCATTATATACGTAAAGCGCCTGCATTAATGATGGTCCATCAAACAATACTCTAGCCATTCCAACCTGTACAGTAGTTCTGCCAGGAACAAAGAATGGTAACTTAGAGCCAATTTCAAACAGTTGTTGAATTTGTTTTGCTTGTGTCACCTGCACGTTTTGTACCAAACCAATGGGTATTAAGTTAGTAGGAGTGATCGCAGTATCCAATTTTGGCGGACCTGACAGCAACACAACTGATTCTGAAGATAAGAAATCTCCCGCAGTCGTGTCCAGAGGCTGTGTATGATCACTGGTAAACTTTTCTATCCATGTTTGTAATGTTTTTACACTTGCCATGTTATTCCTCCTTAGAATAGTAAGGTTACTTTAATATAATTAACTGGATACTTAACTTTAATATCCACGGTTACTCTGATAGTATCCGGTGCGATATCATCAACAGCAACTGATAATATTTTCATATCTGCTATTCTACCTTCTCGTGTCAGATACAAGGAAATACTAATTAATATTGAATTAACAAGCTTTAAGAATGCCGGTGTAATAGTATATCTACCTATGTAAGGTACCATTGATTTTCTAATGAACTTAGCTACATAATCAAGAGCCTTGACAATACTTAATTCTCTTTTAGATACCTGAGTCATATCAGTAGTTAACTGATGTCTAGATACTATAGGAGCACTAGGATTTGTCTGAACCATAATATAAGTTCCGCCCTCAGCCATTATATTCAGTTGTGCTTCATTAAAATAATCGCCAGAACCGTAAGTTTCTTCTAATCCTGTAGTTGGTAAATTAGTTAAAGGTTGTTCTGGGAACTCCCCAATAATTTGTCCTACTACCATAGCTGGGTAGTAATAACCAGGAACAGGAACTTTTACTGTTACCATACCATCTCCACCTGCCCATCCAGCGTCTTTGACTTCTGCCCATATTGCAGCAGTAATCTCTGTACCAGCTTTATACTTCTTGTTGTTTATAAACGCATCAAATGCAAATTTTGCTTTTAAAGCATAAGATGCAAACCCCGCAGAAGTTCCAGTAAAGCTATTAGCAATCCATGTCGGGCTAATTGTACTGATATGACGAGTTTCTGTTATATATGCCACATCTGGGTGTGTAATAACAACTCTTCTATCAAGATAAGCAATATTTGCATCTCTTATAGATGTCGCTGTGGTCGTTTTTTCTGTGTTGTCTGTTGAGAAAGCTGTTCCTGCCCAAAAACCTGAAAGGTCCTGATTCATGATAGCAATTCTCTCTTTTTTATTTATAGCTAATGATTGTGTATCTACATGAGTTTGCATTGCGCCTATAGTTATATTATGTGTAACTGGTGCAATAGCATACACTTCTCTCGTACTAAGTAAACTATCAACAGCGTTTTCCATATCTACTTGACCAACCCCTGACACATTTAATACATTCATTTCACGACCAGAATTTAACATTGCTAGTCTTGCACCAAATGCTAGCGGGTTCCAAGATACGGGTTCTCCAATAGTTTCTTCTACATCAGCCAGCGAATAAAGATTTTTATATCCATAGTCACTAGCATTCTTAAGTGCTAGAAAGCCTATTCTTATTTGGTATAAATTACTTTGGTATGCTGCATTTGCTGATATAGTTACTGTATCATTGGCTACTGTGTAATCATCTGTGTAAACTAGATGAGTCACATCCCCTATTCCGTTTCCAGAAACTGTAATTAAATCTACTACAACCATTTCTTCCAAATCACCTACTTGATAGAAAACAGAATTAATTCCGCTAAGTATAACATCTGTAGACTGTCCGTCATAAGTGGTTCCTTCGACAATTGATAGATCTGAAGAAGGATCTTGCCAATGGTATCCATTACCAATAAGTACGCCTTCAAGATCTGGGGTAATTAACGCAGGAGTAGTTGTTTTAGCTTCTTGTACAATTTCAACTCCGGGTTTTACATAAGCCATTTATATATCCTCCAATAAATTATTTTAACATATCAGAAATTAGTTTAACTTGAGCTACAGGTGGTGCTAATGACCACAGTGCTGTTTCTTGTAATCCACCGCTTGTTCTAGATACAAGGGATTCATTTTTCTTTCCAGAGCCCAATAAAAAAGTTCCAGCACCGAATCCTATTGGGGTCAATGCCATAGCGCCTGGGACTGCACCTTTTCTTTTTTTCACTATATAATCACCAGCGCTAGTTCTTCCCTGTATAGGTCTGTTAAATCTTTCATGTTTAAATAAACCTTTGCCCTGAATTTTGGTTTTTTTCAACCTACTTTTTATTGCTTTAGGTATTATTTTAGGTCCAGTTAGTGTGGCTGTTTCTTTTGAGATAACTTTATATCTGGCACCTCTTACTTGATCTTTCAATAAATGACCAAAGTTTTTAGCTAGAGTTGTAGCATTTGTAGAAAGAGATTTACCCTTACCTACACCTTCACTAACTCTGCGAAAGGCATGTGCCGTATCTCCAAATTCTCTTAAAATGTATTTCTCAACACCACCAACATTTTTTGCATAAGTTTCTACTTTAACGGGTTTCTTTAAGGCTCCTTTTGGCAATGCAAACACGGGGCCTTTATGTTTCTCAAGGACTTTTAATCCTTCCTTGATGCCCTTAGTACCTGCTACCAAATCCACGTTTTTCAAAACTTTTACTATAGTTTTTAAACCAGCCTGCTTTTCTAATTCATTTAAAAAACTAGCTAAAACTATTTCTTCTGATAGTTTGTTCATATATCTCCTTTTTTAGGATTGGAACTAATTAGTAATACTTATAAATGGATCGGGGCTCGCTACTTCTTCTGTTTGGGTCAGACCTGATTCTGTATTAAATATATAATCAGTTAGCCCAGACACAGTATAAGTACCACTTATAATTATTGCATTGTTCAAAACATAATAGCCATACACAGCGCCACTAAGTACAGTATAGGTAGTATTTTCTCCATCATAATCTCCTACAAGTTCTGATGTGACTGTTTCTAAATCTACTGCATTTACAAAACTAACGTTTATAGCTTCTGTATTATCTGCCGGTGGATTTGTAAACTCAACCGTTGTACCATTATTTGTTATCTTGTAATCTATGTTTTCATATACTGGAATATCTACAGTAACTGTTCCAGTAGTTGTCTCTCTAGGTATCTGAACAACAACCTCTATGTTATTTAATTTGCCTGCTTTTTCTACAGTTTTCTGTGCTATAAATCCTAAACTTACTGTGACTCCCATTGCTTCTATTTCAGATGTTGTTTTTACAATTCTTTCATCGCCAATTGAAAGTCCCGTAGTCTTATGAATACCATATTTTCTTAATTCTTGTTTGTACCCACTAAGGGCTATAAACAATTTATTTGCTATTTCTTCTGCTTCTATACCATTTTTTGAAAGAACATTATAAGTAATAGAACCACGTAACAAATCAGTAAATGAAAAATCTAACCATCTATCTCCACTAGGTTCGGGAGACAATGTATCTACCTTCTTACTTGAAAGAACACTATTTTGTCCATCTTGCCCACGTATTGTATCTGTCCAACCAAAACTTCCACGAGATAATACTATTGCTGGTCTCTTTTCTATAACACCCAGATCTACTGCAAACTTATCAGCAATTATAATTTTAGTTGTTTGCGGGTTACTATCCCATGTAAACTTAGTATCTAGCGAAAAATATCCTTGAGCAAAACTTAGAAACGTGTGTTTAATCCACAGGTTTATATTATTGTAAGGATTGTATAGTTGCATTATATCTCAAGTCGTTTATATAAAAAGTCTTTTACAGGGATAGGATCAGTTCCTAAATCTTGTTCAATGTATTTGCGCTTGTGTTTCTTTTGAGCACGTTTTCTTGCAAGTTCGACAATATTCATATCTGAACGAAAACTTTCGCCCACATTATCGACCCTTTTCAAAGTATACGAATACGCAATTCCCATGGTTTATTAGAATATATTGTTATTTTGCATTATAGTCAAGTTCTTCTTCAGTTAAGTTTTTTATAGCTACAAAATGAGTGATTTCTGTACCTGTTGCTTTTACTGGGGATATAATTTGTATGTCCTCAAAAATAGTCCCATCTTTCTTTTTATTAAACAACCTACCCTTCCATATTTTATCAGATATAATATGGTCCCACATATCTTTATAGAATTTATCATCGTGTTTTCCGGATTTTAAGATGCGCGGAGTTTGGCCTTTTACCTCATCAAGAGTATACCCATAAATTCTAGTAAAAGCCGGATTAACCCATAAAATCTCACCGTCAATTTTAGTAATCACTACACTATTAGGAATTGCTTTGATAGCTTCACTTTTAACTTTAAGCCATGCCCTATCTTTTATTTCTTGTGTAACATTGCTTATCATGGTGATAATGCTATCTTGTTCTTCGATAGCAAACATCGTAATATCTAACAGGCGTTCTTTTCCTTTTGAATCTTTTATTTGTACCAGATCCCAGTGTGCAAAACCCTTCTTTTTTATGGTATTCATTACTAAAGTTTTTACTCTTTTTGATTCTTCAGGATCAGGGTAAGCAGATTCAAAAAATTTGTCAAAGTCTTGTGCCACATCCAGTGGCCATCCAATAATATTACTAAAATTAGAATTTAGGTACTTGGTTTCACCTTTACTTATAGATTTTACTCCTAACCCAATAGGCATGTTCTCCATAATTTGAAATATAAACTCATTACTTTCTTCAAGTTTTTTATGTGCAGCCTTTCTTTCAGAAATATCATGCACAGTAACTATAGTTCTTTGTTTACCATTTTGGCCTATCGTGTCAAAATTTATATTTACTGGAACCCAATTGCCAGAACAAGTCTTTAGTTCTGTTTCTACTTCAACATTCCCTTCACACTTTTCTTTTAAATTCTCTGTTTCTGCAAGCTCTTTAGTTAAAAATTCACTAAACTTGTGCATGTGTATTAAATGTGGGTCATCACATTCAAAAAACCCCATTGTGACCGGGTTAAACCGAATAATTACACAATTTTCTAAAACCAATTTAGGATCTTTAGACAATTCAAAAGCAGACTTATAAAATTCAAAATTCTGTAGTAGCTGCTCTTCGAATCTTTGTTCACTATCTATACTAATATTTTTACTAAACAAATTTTTCATTATAGTTTTTTACCATTAAAAGTTAAACCACTTAATTCTCCGTTCATTGATCTTAGAGCTAACACTACATCCTCTAAAAGCCCCGAACGAAATATAATTCGAGCATCATTTAAAAAAGTATTTAATGCTTCATTTGTCTCTATATCTGCCATGAAAGTTGATGACAACACATCTGCTAAAAGTAAATCAATTCTGTGTTTATATAAAGCACTATACTTATCAATAAGCGGCTGTGGAAGTTGTCTTTCTTTCCAGTTTTCAGTTGTCTCTTCTACCATATGAAATATACAAGCCCGTAATTTTTTCCGAAAATCTGTAGCATCAATAAATTTAGGATTATCATAAATGAATTCCTTGAGTATATCTCTATAAGTATCAAGTTGTATTGTGATAATACATCGCATGGCTTCTGTTCTACCCTCACTGCCAAAATGCTTATGACGCACATCGTTCTCAAGCATATCTTCTATAGTATCAAAAATTAAATGGTCTGATAAAGGAGGTCTTACAAGTAACTTCTTTTTCTTTCGTTCAAACAAAAAATACCGCAAGAAAAATATAGCTACACTAGAAATTCCCGGAATAAGTGGTGCCCAATCAATCTTTTCAGGTTGATCAAGTATTTGTTCTGGTACTTCATAAGTAGGTATATCGAATTTATCATGCTCATACATAACAAACCAAATAATACTGCCAAACAACACTCCTGCTAAAACACCGTTTATAATCTTGTCCCACAGTTTCATAACTATGCTCCGATTTTGTCTAGACCTCTCGGTAAAATAGGATTATTTTCTAAATAACTTGCGTTACTTATAAAATCATTCATAGGAAATGCAGGCGAAATGTCTGTTTTATCTGACCTTACATTACAGTGATTTAGTATTCCAGTAAAACTTGAAGCTAAATTTTTGTCATAATTTAAATGGCCTATGAAATTAAATGGTATATTCATATTATATGCAAGTATTTTTGTTACTATTGCTGCAGATCTTACTTGCGCTTCTGTGTATGCAGCAAAATATTTTTGACCTCTCCATTCAACACCAAGTTCATGTACAGGACCTCTATACACTGCTTTACCATTAAACCATAAAAAAGTATTATCTCTTTTAGTTAACCAGCCTTCATTTACAATTTCTATACCTATAGATTTTTTATCTATACTTCCTCCAGTTCCTCTCAAGCCTAAATGATAAGACCAATACTTAGGTTCGAATGTCTCATAAACGGTACCATCTTTATCTATTACATAAGCAGTAGCAACATGAACTCCATCCTGTTTCCACCAATTCATTGCTGAAGCCGCTGAGCTAGATACCGTGTGATGCAAATATATTTGTTCTTTAGGATATTCTGTTTTGTAATATTCTGTATCCGGAAGATAATGTTTAATAAATTTCATTAGATTTCATCTAACCTATCATTCAAGTAAGTTAAAAGTGTTGCTTTATCCGTAGTCATTGCATCGCCGTTATTATTCTGCATATAGGCTTCTATAGTATTCATTGCTCCATTAGTAATATAATATCTACGAGCAAAGACAATTTTTTTAGCTTTCGAAGCAATATCCGTCTTAAATTTTTGTACGACCGTTAAGCTGGGTATAACTATTTCCATTAGTTGACCATAAATACTTTCTTGTGCAATGGTAGCATTATTTGAAAATAAAAAATTTTCAATTTCATTTCTGACTGAAGTTCGACTAGTTCTGTATGGTAAATATCCGGAATAACTTAACTTGAAAGTGTGTGTTTTACTTGGTAAATCAAAAGATATATGTGAAAATACTAATCCTTGTGCAACTCCTCCCCAAAAAGGAGGGGATTCAAATACCTTTTTCATATCTGCTTCAAAAACTACTTCGTTTGAATTAAATCCAGAAATAGCAAGTCCCCAATTTTCTAAATGGGACGCTACATCAGCAGGTTTAAGCACACCAATTTCTCCAAGACCCGGAGTATTAGAAAACATACGTACAGTGTATATATCATTCACATCATCATAATTTAGAGTTTCATAATCAAGTTCAACATACCATGGTTCCATATATTGAGAAACACCTGATATATTTGCATCAGATACTATAAGCCGAGCAAATTCAGGGAGCGTCTCATAAGTATTCCAATCATCAGGAAGAGTCTTAGCAAACGTCAAGTCTCCCCGCTTGAGGGAACTTATTCTGTCTATTCTAGGATTAGGATGTACATCACTTACATTTTTTAATAATAATTCTACTGCCATTATAATAATTGTTTATATAAAAGTTCATCCTGTGCTAGAGAAGCTATTTGTGCTTGTTGTTCAATAACATACCCAAGATGCTCTGTCGAGCGTACTTGAACAACTGTCCACAAGTGATTATTATCATCTGCCACTATATCACGAGACTTGAGTGGTGGATAGCCAAGCATGTATAACATACTATCGCTCGGTTTCCATTCACCAAACATATTTATTTGACTTAATTTAGGACTAGAGTTCTTCATTCCCCTAATATCTATTGCATCATAATAACCATTAATCCAACCCGTTCCATAACACGTGGTGCAACTTGAATCTGTTGAACGTTGAAGAGATTCATCCCAACATACATTACAATGTGTACCCCATGAACGTCGCTTGAATATCTTGAAGTCTCTCCCTGAAAATCTGGGATTCAAGAGATTAATATTTTTACGTCTTACAATTTCCCTGAATACTCTGTTTGGAACTTCATCTTTCAAGTACGCTGCTGGATCCGGTTGATAAGTAATACCTGATATATTTATTGTTTCATATATACCAAGCTTGTAGAACCATGGACGCCCAAGATCTAATAACTGAGCTATTCCTGTATCTATATAACTATACAAGTTAGCATTCAGGCCAGAAGCAACAGTTTCATATTGAGTTATATCATCAACGGGTGATTCAGAACGATAGATATTTACAGAGTAATCACTATACAGATCTGTATCTGGTTCAAACTCCCAAGACACATTATAGCTTTGGCCATCATATGTTGCTATATCAAGTGACTTTAATATTAACATTACGCATCCCCTAAATCCGCATATTCAGATGGAATTTCTCCATACGCTTCATCGACGTTTTTAGTTAACTTCCAAGAAATTATTGCTCTTTGATACTTAGCTATAAGTACATTAAACCAATTTACATATCTACCATACTTGTCTATATCAGACACTTGAATACCGCCCGTATCATTATAAGTAAGTTGATTACGTGCAGAAAGTATACCCTGAGATATAAGTATATTCAGGACTCCGCCAAGCTTCAAGATACTCCATGGTACGTCAGTAAAAGCTGTATGTGTGGTAATTGGTGGGGTAACATTTATTTCATCGAGTGAATCCTGTAATGCAAAATATAAATCAACGTTTGTTGATTCTTGTACTTGATCGAGTGTGTTCAAGACATCCTGATCCTGTAAGAATCTACGAAGTCTATTTACATAAGGACGATCTGCAGTTGGAATAGTTTCATCATTAGTTATGTCAAAAGCTGTCTCTGCCATTATTTACCCTCCTCATACACTTCGATTGTATTTGGTTCACCTGGAGCAAAAGTTGTGTCTGGAAATATCACATATGCCCAAAGTATCCAATCTCCTGGAATATCTAGATCATTTGCCTGCACATCATAATAAAACACTCCCGTATCTGCATCAGATATAATACCCGACCATGTAGCTATTGTACCGTCTGGCTTTTTGTGCTTAACTTGACAAGTAGCCCCGTTTACGTCAACATCAGTAGTAAGCTGAAACCTCAGAGCCGTTTGTCCTACATATATTTTTCCCATTAGAACACCTTCGAAATTATATATTTGATTTTTTGTACTATTGAATTACCTGTAATTAAATTCAAAATGGCGCTATTATATAATATAGCAATTTCTACGTTAGAATCATAATCCTGACTTTTAGTTATTTTTGAGTTAAAATATACTATTTCCATTAGTTATTTGATACCATCCTGATTATTTTAGTTATAAATGAGTTCATTGTTATTAATTCTCTCATTGCTTGATATATTTTCTTTATTCTACCTCCGAGTCCCCAAGTTAGAATATTAACACCAACTCCTTTTGTTAGTCTAACTGTTACCATTATACCCTATCTCTTCTATAAACATCATCTGTTGTTGGGCTTCCGCCAGCATCATATAAGTTAAATCTAATGAGTTCCGTAATATTATCTGGTTTATAGCAAATCAATTGATTTGCAACAAGCACATGTTTACCACTTTCAAGATCGCTAATAAATTGTAAATCTACATTTAATCCAGAAATAGTAGATAATATATTATCTTCAGATAAAGTCACTTCTGTTCCGGTAGCTACATCATAATCTGTTAGAGATAAATCCATTTGTAAATTAATTGTATCCTGACTAACTGCTTTATTATCTATTGTAACACTGCCGCTCGAATTATCTGTTACGACTCCAGCTACACCATACAACCTTACCGTACCTCCAGTACCATTTACAACAACAGGTCCTGTTACTGCTGAAATTTGTGTTATACTACTGCCACTACTAGTAATTGTAACTGCCCGACATATACCTCTAATTTCGGCATTTCCTCCACCCGTAGTAATTGTTTGACCTCCACCTGTAACTACTTCAACTGTCATAGTACAATCACTATCAAGCGTGATATTTGTACCGCCTGACCATCTTCTGATATTTATACCTGTAGTATCCCCTAAACCACTGAAATCAAACACAGGGGTTCCTGCCCCAGGTACTAAACTATAACAGTCTATAAACACATACTCGCCAGAACTACCTGCCGTAAATTGTCCATCATTGTTTCCAATACCGCATTCTATAAACGTACCAGCCGGTATAGTAGTTTCTCCAATTTTACAATCATGAAAATGGGGCGCATTTAAGGCAAGTCCAGAACCAGTAACGTTTGCTCCATAAAAAGTACTTTCACTTATAGACTCATCAGATAAATTTAAATCCCAATCATTTCCTTTAAATAATTGATTTTCTTGTGCTTGAATAAACTCTATACTTGAACCATTTACTATAATAAATTTGTTTAATCCTACTGCTGTAGATAATGTATTAGCTGCTACCATTGTGCTAACCGGATTATCTCCAGTTCCATCTACGAATGGAGTAGTGTTCGTATTAGATGCATTAGTATCAATCCAAATAGCGCCATCAGAATAACCGACTGTTTGCCCAAGATTTTGTGCCTGAGCTGTTAGAGAATCTATATATAATCGCTGGTTAGACCCAGTTGAATCAAATCTCAAGTAAACTTTGCCTGCATATGTTCCTGTGCCCGTATGTGCTGATAAAAGAGTTACATCTACAGTAATATCATTTGCAGTACCTTGTCCATCTATTGTATATCTATTATCCCAGTCTCCTGTAGTAAAATTATAAGCTTTAACTACACAATCATCATTGCGACCTCTTAAATACCCAGTAAATACTACCTTGACACAGCTTCGTCCAGGACCTACTTCAAATTGATAAATCACATCAATCTCATTTGTGTCATCGTCAAAGTAATGATAATTATCATCATCGGCATAAGTACTAACATATGTTCCTGTTGTTTGTATTCCTATAAATGGTGCAAGTGGGGTAAATACGGGCGCACCCGCTATGACTCCATCCACATTATCATCTGTAGCTATAAAATTCAAAGCAGCCCCTGTACCGCTACCTATTCCATCAATTTTTGAATTTGTCACCTCAAGATCAGCCGCAGTAGCAACCTCTGCTCCATAAGTGCCTGATATTGTGTGATCTATTAAAAGTTTATTCCACACAGCTGATGATATTTCATCTGCATCGATTGAAATACCAGAAATAGAAATTGAACCTAAATCATCAACTTTAGCTACTTCTTTTCCAAATGTTGCGGGCGTGACATGATCAGCAACGTCCTCATCCCAAACTCTATCTGCTATATCAAGTTTGTCTTGAGGAGTTACACCTGAACCAGAGACCACAGTGATTAAGCCCGCTGAGTTAGTTGATATAATTTGAACTTGATTTTGAACTAAAATATTATTTGCAACATCAAAAACGTTATTATTAGATCCTTCTAAAATTACTGTATATTGGCCATCTTCAAACTCCACACTATATGGTGCAAGAATTTCTACTGTTCGTGCAAAAGTAGTTCCCGCTACAGTTACTTCTGTATTGTGAATATGAGTTTTTAAAAATCCCATACCTTCTATACTAGCTTCTATAGCTTTTAAATCTAACCTGAATTGATTGGTATCAAAAGTATATATAGTTCCACTAACCAAAGTCAAATATGATTGTGGCACAGAAATAACGCTTGTAATCCAATCTATAGAAATAGCCATTAACTGCCTCCGCTATATAATTTTTGCTGTACACTAGATAATTGTAGTCTCAAGTTTTCAATAGTAGAATCTTGTTCTCTAAGTCGGCCTTCTAGTAATATTACCTTATCTTCTAATTCCTTTACTAATTTTCTGGTTTCATTAGTAAATGCTACTGTTGCCTTTACATTATTAGTAGTTACTTCCTCAAATGCTTGCCTTAATTCTATTTCTCCTGCTTCCATTTTTATTCATCCTCGATTAATAATATTACTCCTGTATACCCAGTAGCACTTATAGTTGCAGATAAATTTCCCTGTGAATATAGAGTTCCTGCAGTAGCAGATCTAGCTATTCCTAGCATAGGCTGGTCTGATGTATATCTATGATTAAATGTTGCTTCTCCAGAACCATCTGTTGCATCAGATAAAAGAGTAGCAGTAGCCTTAATTGTTCCAGTAGCTGGACTATCTGGGGTACCGCTAACAGTATAAGTATATGTATCTACATCTGTAACAGTAATCTCATATGTACCATTATACTCTTTTTGAGTAGCTCCTTTTATAAATATTTTTAGTCCAGTACGCATTCCGTGTGCGGTATGAGTCACAGTTGCAGTAGAACCAGATCTAACTATTGTTATAGATTCTTCGAAAGGCATGTCTCCTCCAGATGCTGCTCTTATGCGTACTCGCGCACCCGATACTACTGATGCATCTGAAGCATTTTTTACTGTTATTGTCACAGCTGGAGCATTTATTATTGTTACGTTTCCTCTTAAGGGAGAAAATATTTTATCAGAATCCAGTTCTGATCCATCCTCTAATACCCATGTAAGAGTTCCAGTACCTCTCCATTCTAGCTGTGCTGTAGTTCTGCTATCAAAAGTAATACCACTAGCAATCAATTCTAGATCTCCATCTCCAGTCGGAGCTTCAATTCTAATCCCTAACGGCCAATCTTCCACTTCAGAACCACTAAGCTGTGTATTTAAATCTGCTTGCATATTAGCTTCAGTATCAGTAGAAATAGTATATTTAGATAATGCTCCCCTTCTAAATAATTTATCACGAATTTCTGTTGTGGGATCCAATGCTCCTGCACTACCGCCTTGTGAATTATCGCTCCATGTAACCCAATGAGAATACGTGCAATCTTCTTGTCCTGCATAAGAAATATCTGTGGTGCCTGTCTCGAGGTTATTGTCAGGATCAGCCCAAACTACGTTTCCTGAATGTGTATCAAAAATTCCGAGCGTCATTGGATTACCATCAGTAACAGTTTGCTCTTCCCCGTCTAAAAATAATAAAAATTCTTTCGTAGTTTCGAGATGTGTATACCTCATACAAATGTGGTAAGGTCTATTTGGAGTCAGTCGAACATCGGCTACAGCTTGTACGTTATCTCTAGTACCGGCGGTATCAGCCAATTGAGCAAGGAGTACATTTCCTATTCCCACTACAAATGCTAGATTCTGTATCTGGCCCCCTTCTTTCCAGACACACCCCAGAGATTGTTGTACTCCGCCGAGCTGTATCCAGCCAGCGACCGTTCTTTCCTGTGATGAAATAGTAACGTTCATATTCGGACTATCGGCTATTTCTCTTGCTTCTGTTACGGCATCTACTTTCCAAGCATAGTCACTATCTTCAGCAATAACGGTTCCAGAAGCTGTAAAAGCTCCATAATCCGAAGCATGATCACTTGTGCCCATATCTAATTGAGGACCAGTATTGCCAGTATCTGTGTAAGAATTATCGAGTTTCCAATAATGATCTGGTTTTAACTTACCTATAATCTCAACATATTCAAGGAATCCCACGTCGCAAGCAAATGCTGCACTTTTTTCGGCAGAATCATTAGTGACTACCATATACACAGTAGTTTTATCGCCAAGAGAACCCTGTACAGTATCTATAGTAATAGATGTGGCAGACCAGGTATCAATTGTCTGGACAGTTTTGATTGTTCCAGAAAGGTCAGACCAAAACTCTACTTTACCACTTCCCTGAGAAGCTTCAAATCCCGTTCCGGTTACGACCAACCCTGTGGCGCCCCAAGTAAATTCTTCGGTTGTATTAAAATCTGTTACACGAACATTCTGTACTTCCATGATTGCAAAAGTATAGCAATGATATTCTGCCGTCGTCGTCGGGGTACCTGAGTGAGTCCATGCACCAGGAGTTTCAGTTCCTGCTGAAATTCCAGATTTAGTTGCACCAAATTGGTCAGTATGGTCAAAGTCGGTTCCGGATCTTGACACAGTCACCTCTGCTCTTAGTGTATACCCACTTGGCACACCTGTAGTGTCAATGTCATCATGAGTAGCACATTGAACAACTAAGGCCAAGGAATTATCAGCAGCACAACCAATGGCAGTATTAGTAGGATTTATAGTATCATTTCCTGCAAGAAACTTCCATTCAAAAGGGGTGACAGTATCTACACCACTAAAAGTAAATATCATGCCATTCATAGGCTCAGATAAACCATGAGTAAATGTAGGATTCGATTCACTGCCATCATGAAATTTCCAATAGATTGCTGTTTCTCTATCTCTGCCCTGTGTACTTCGAGCATAATGCAATTGTATCCAATCATTCCCACCACCACCATCATCGTCCCAAGTCCCGGCACTGGTATTTTCAGACTCATAACATACTGCAATCATCAAGTCTCCACTACCGGCTCCTCCTGGAATAGTTAGAGTTATTGATGTTCGAACTGCGGTGTAACTTGTAGCACCATTACCTGTTATAGCGATAGCCATTAGAAATCCAATCCTGTTTGCTTACGAATAAACTTTTCAATATCAGGGTATTCTTCTGATTTAGGAAATGCTTCTAGCACTTCTTTTAAAATTGTTCCTAGTTGTTCATATTTTATAAATCTAGAATCTCGTTGTATATTTGCTGCTTCTCCATATTTTTCTATACACCAATTTTGTTGAGTTTTCCCAGTATCTATATTTATCATAGCTTCATAAAATTCTCTGATTAAAGAAGCTTCTAATAAATACTCGCTAATTTTTCTTTCTAAATCTTTCATGATTATTCGTCTGGAATTAATAATATAGTTTCAGTCAGACCAGCACTAGTTATAGGTCCATTAATATTTCCTTGCTGGAAGTAAGTAGAAGATGTTCCTTGTCTTACATACCCAACAATAGATTGATCTGTAATATAATCATAACTAGTCGTAATTATTCCTGAAACATTAGTAATGTCATTTAAAATTTCAGTTTCTCCTACTCCACTAATATAAACTCTTGCCCCCTCAACCGCTGAAAAATCACTCAAGTTAAGTGCGGTGATAGTTATTGTAGTTCTTGTTTTTAATACTATACTTCCGCCAAAGGGCGCAGAAGTTATTGAACAATTTGATCCATTTATATTGATCAAAGTTAAAGTATCGGATGTTCCAGTGTATTGAATATGAATTGAAGCTAAAGAATTGAATGTTATATTATCGATTTCAAGTTCGAAGTCTCCACCACCTGAAACAGCCTCAATTTCTAAACATAATGGAGCATCTGCTCTTTCAGTTGCTGAATACGCATCTAATGCAGTTTGCATTGCAGCCTCTGTACCAGTTGATATAGTTATGTCAGGTAAAGCTCCTTTTTCAAATAAAGTTTCCCTTACTTCATTCTCTGTAAGTACTGCATCAGCTTCATCCCATGTAGCCCATTCATTCCATTTTCCGTTAGTACAAGCATTTAACTGAATTAAATCTCCACCAATACCCACTGTTCCAGGAATACCTCCTACAGGATCGCCAAATTCAACAACAGATCTCACATTAAGGTCGGCCGTATCAGGCTGCCTGTCAGATGGTTCTGCATCTGTCATTTCTACACCATCTACGTAAAATCTTACTTCATTACCATATCCATTGCCTTCAAAAATACCACATAGATGATATGCTCTATTCGGCTGCATAACCGGCCCAAATACCTGAAGATCAAAATTTGTCGGCTCTACACATTCAAACATTACATTATTACCATACGCCATTACAAACTGAAAACAAGTTGCATTCGTTCCTTCGCCATAAATTCGTTTTGGCGGAGGCTGTATAGCAGTATTCATAAACCACCCAGCCACAGCTTTCCGTGACTGGGCACTGCTTATGCCAGACGTTGTCGGAATTGTTATCCGATCGTCTGTTGTAGCATTTGTTTCTGCACAATTTGTAACATCCCTACAAATACCGGCACTAGTATATATTATAGACGTAGCAGTTCCGTTTACGGAACCAACTTGATCTAATGCGTCTCCATCAAAGTCCCATCTGTGATCGGGATTTAATGTGTCTATATCTGTACCATAAGCCATTATGCATCAGTAGTCCTAATAGCAGTAATAGTCTGTGCTGATGAAGTCTGTGACCAAGATGAAATGAACTGCTTGATCGGTGAAGCATCACCATCTCGAACTATAACAACTAATTGTCTTGTTCCAGACTGCACACTCGTAAATGTTGCAGTTGAACTGCCAGCTAATTCATCTATGTAAGCAATATATACATCATTAGATACTGCTGCCTCATTTCCTTGAAAATCCTCATTACCATCAGTTGTATCAATTGTAAATGTGCTCGTTGACCAACTTGAATAATGCAACCTTCTCTCAAATCCATTATCATCAGTTACTCTAATATATCCACTAGAAGGAGTATCCGCAGGAATTGCTTCTGATACTTCTACTTCTGTTTCATTATCTGCATCAAGGATAGTTGCTAATGATAGCTGATCTTTTGTAATTGCTGGATCACCGTTTGTGTCCGTACTTGAACCATTCCAAGGAGCTACAAGAACTCTGTCTTGTCCACTTTCAAGTCCTGCAACTGTATTTTCAACATAGTTAGGTGGTGTAATTACATTATTTCCTAAATCAGTTACTTTATCATTAGATGTTAGGTCAAGCACTTCTATACCTAAACCATAAGCACCAATAATCGCACTACCGGTAGAAGCTCCGCAGAAAGGTTTAGAAATTGATCTTTCTGTGTTTGGTGATCCTAAAACCGTTGCTGTTGCACTACTAGTTGTACCAGTTATAGTAAGTGAACTAGGAACTACGCCACTAAGTAGCTGCATCCATAGGGTAGTCGAAGCTGAGCCGGTGTTATTATCTACTGCAAACAGTTGTCCTACACCTGCGGTAGCACCTGCTCCCCAAGTTAATTCTTCTGCTCCTGCCCAAGTACCTGTGCCACTATCAATTGCTACTTGATGAGTTATGCCTCTGAATAGTTCACCGTTCAAGCCATATATGCTTTCAGTGGTGCCATCTGTGGTTAACCATTTCATTCTTTCATAAAACTGGTTAATAGTATAAGAATCTCTGTCCCATTCTGAGTAATAGTACTCATCTGTAGTATCATTATTTACATCAAGTCCTACATAGTTTTCTGTAACATTTGTAATTCCTGACCAAGTTGATACTACTCCGGATACAGTTTCATTATTCAAGTCATTAGAATCGGTTAACGCAAGGACGTTGTTACCACGTGAAGTTCCATTAATTGAGAATTCTGAATAGGTATAACCAAATCTACGACATGTACCAATTAGTCTACGACCATCAATATCTGCTCCACTATCTCTTGTTTTAATCATGAACCTGTGTGAAATACCAGCAGTTTCATCCGGGTTCAAGCCAGCGCCACCGTAATTCCACCAATCATCTGCTAAAACGGCACCATCTTGTATTAATTGTATTTGTACGTCACTATTTCCAAAGTTTACTATTCCGTCCCATATTTCATCTCCGCCATCTTGAATAATAGAACCATCATATAAATGCTCCGCTTCTGTGGCAGTTATATTATAACCATTTATAAGCGTTATAATGTTGTCCGTTGATCGTCTTGAGGGATCAGTATTTGTAATATCAAGCTCATCATCACCTGTCGCTACAGCATCATCCGCTAGTCCTTGCAACCATCTATGGAACTGAATAACAGTTGCGTATGTAGGGGATGAAGAATGATCGCCTCCAATATATCGGATGTTCCCTGATGACCTGGTAACTTCCCAATCGCCAGCTACTATAGCCATTTAATTATCTCCGTTTAATGTACATTAATTTGTATAAATTAAGAATATTCTATTAATTGAATATAGTTATATTTGTCTTTATTGTCAAGATAGATACAAAAAAGGCCGGTCTATGCCGGCCCGAAATATCTTATATTTCTACAGATTAGCTAAGAGTCAATTTAGCGCAAGATTTGGTATTACCAATTCCCATGCCAATAGTTTCATAAGCTGCCCATGAAATGATATTCTTTTTCTTTTCAATCCAGAATTTAGTATCATTCAGAATATAGAAGTTTCCGAAGAACTCCTGTGCAGTGAATGCATAGATAGTATTTTCTAACAAGTCTGTCTTGTTAGAAACGATCAATCTACGACCAAATAATGTTGAATATGAATACCCATTAACATGAGTTTCTGAACCAACTGCATCACCAGCTGTAGTTGCATCATATAAGAACAGTCTATTGAACATTGTAGCATCCATAAGGATAACTTCTGTTCTCAGTCTGTTGCCATCAAGCGTATCGAAAAGTGATTTAAGATCGTTCTTTACGATCGATCCTACTTCACCACTAGTTGCATAAAGACCAGACACTGCTGTCTGATTTCCTGCTGCTACTTCGATAGTGATAGCTGAATTAACTTGTGATAAAAATGCAGTATCTTCTGTCTCCTGAATATCCAATACAGAGTTTTTCTCGATAACCTCAGTTAAAGGCATATCATAAGCTAAAAGCTCTTCTTCTGTTTTCTGGAAGTCTTCACTTGATACGAAGAAGAATGGGATTTCATATCTTTCGCCCATTACATAGTTATTTGTGGGATTACCACGGAAGTTGACGATCATCGCTTTAGATTCAGGTTCGATGTCAACTATTTTAACCATACCATCATGGTTTACAGATCTCTGTAGATCCATTTTTGTTACGTACTCAGGTTGTACTATCTTTCTTGCGAAAGAAACCTCACGTAGTTTCTGTCTAATAAAGGCAGAACCCTCTTGTGCAACTTTTTCAAGCCCTTCAGGAGAGTTCAGCTTCTGGATAAACAGTTCGTTTATCGTGCTGGCACTGATATTTTCCATGCTATAACCCTCCGTTATGCGGTTACGAATTCAATTGCTGTGAATCCTTGACCAAGATAAGTTGTTGAGTGTGATGGTTTTGTGCAATAAGCTACTACAACGGCGTCGCCTGCAGAAGTTATTGACAATTTACCAGTTGCATCCACAAACAGTGGTGCACCTGCTGTCGGTGATCCTACAAATTGATCTGTTACGCCACGTAATTTACCGTAGATAACTGTAACATTTCCAGTAGAAGCGATATCTGGAGAGAAACCAGCACTACCGTCTCTATTAGATTCTGACCAAATTGGGAACGCGAGATCTCCTGCAGTAGGTATACCGCAGTCATCATCTCCGCCAGGAGAAACCCAAGTGCCCGTAACACCAGAAGCTAGAATCCACGTGTCATACGCAAGATCCATTCTGGTTGCTAGGTTTAAGCTACTTAGTATTTGAAGCATTTACTTCTTCCTCCAATTAATATGTACCCATTTAGAGTACATCTGATAATAAATAACGAGTCAACGGGTCTAACGTATCGTCGTCTTGTATGCGTGAACTAAGGGTGCCGAATTTAGTATTACCCTCATGTGCATTGAATTCAATGGCTTTCTCCATTAAATTTAATTCTTCCATAGTTTTTGATGCAAATTTTTCAATAGAAGACTCTAGTTCTTCGACAGGAATAGAACCCAACTTGAAAAGTCGGAACGCAAGTTCATGTGCCTTATTTTTAGTTTCAAGCTCTGCCGTTTTTTCAAGAATCTCTTCCTGTAATTGAACAATAGCATCTGCGGCTAATTTTTGTAATTCAGCATCCATTAGATTCAATTTTTATTTTTCTTCAGTGTTATCTGCGATAGTCTGAAGTTCTTCAGCAAAAGATTGTGCAAGAATTTTTCCCGATTCGACTAATTCTGCTACTTTTACTTCCTCTTCTTCTATTTGCAAATCATTTTGAATTAACATTTCTGCCAATTTCTCGACATCTTCTAATTCATAGTCTTCGCCATATTCAGCTTTAAGAGCTTCGTCGGCAACCTCGGCGTACTTAGCAAGAATATCCATTCTTTCAGAAGCGACTTTTACTTCTTCCTCAGAAACTTCTACTTCTTGTTCAGCTTGTTTCATTAATTCATACCTTTCTAGTAAACTCATTAGTTTTCCCCCCATAATTTTTGATAGAGATTGACAAGTACCTGAGCCTGTTTAGAAAGTTCTTCTTCTGCTGGTTCAACTTTTTCTTCTTTCTCAGCTTCTTTAACTTCTTCCTTTACTTCTTCTTTTACCTCTTCCTTTACCTCTTCAACCACTTCTTCATTCATTTCTGCTTCGGCTAATTTTTTTATCTCTGCATGAAATGAGCGTGCCATGATTGCTCCAGTTTCTTCAGCTTCTTTAACTTTTTCAGCTTCTTCTGCAGCAAGCTTTTCAGCCTCTACGTTTTTTTCAGCTTCTTCTGCTTCTACCACAGCTTTTGCTGCATTATAAGCTTCTTCTGCTTCAGCTAATTTAATTTCAGATTCTGATTTAGGTTCTTCAACAGTTTCTTCTTTAGATTCGGTTTCTTCCTTAACTTCAGCTTTAGCTTCTTTTTCTTCTTCTTTCACTTCTTCATTCACTTCTTCTTTCACTTCAGCTTCAGCTTCTTTTTCTTCTTCTTTTACTTCTTCTTTAACCTCTTCTTTAGATTCTTCTGCTTCTTTAGAAGTTTCTTCCGCTGAGGTTTCTTCGGCTTTTACTTCTTCTGCAGCTTCTTCTTTCTCGCTTAATCCTTCAACCAGCTTTTCTTCTGCAGTTTTTTGTCGTCCTAATTTTTCAAGGATTTGATCGACATTTAATCCAGCCATATTTTAACCTCCCTTAGTTAGTTAATTAAATCCATATATATTAATTGTAGATGAGCATCATCCATTTTAGCTACAAACTCTCCTAGTTTAGCAATCCCTAGAGATCGATCAAGTGCTTTTTCAGCACCAACCAAGCCAAGAGAAGCAACTAGTCCAGTTAGAACGGGATGCTTTCTAATAAAGTTCTCTGTTGAAGAGATGGGTTCTCCTCTTTTCGCTTTATTCTCTGCTTTAGCTGACATATAGTAAGAAACAGGAACACTTACAAGCGAATTTCGTAAAAATCTATCTATGTTAATTGCAAGCCCAGCAGTTTTCTTGAAAGACTCATCTTGAGCAAACAAGCTTCCTACTGTCCCAGCACCTACTAAAACTGGTAATAACCATTTATTCTTCATCATAAATTGTCTAAATCCAGTCTTACTAGTATTATTAAATACTTTTGCATATCCATAATATAGTCCTCCTAAAATACCAAGAGGTAATATAGGATTCTTGTGTGCAGTTGTTTCCGGATCTGGTTCATGACCAAAAAATATTTTACTAATAAAGCTTCTATCAACCGGCGCCTGTGGAGGAAATACTGTCTTTGCAGTTTCCGTCTGTTCACTTGGGTCAAAATATGTGCCCTTACTTTCCTGTGCAAGTTTAGTTAAAGCTCGTGTAACTATCAGTTCTTTAGTCATAGACATATCTGGAATTTCTTCCATTAGAAGTTCTGCTACCTTTTCATCATAGTTATCAAAAGATACATCAACAGGGACTTCGGGAACAGTGTTGGCAGAGATATTAAATACCTCTCCTTTTTGTTCCAATTCATCAGCGAGACTTATCTCACCTAAATTGTATAGTGCTAACTTCTGAAAATCCTCTTTTAAAGGAAAAATACGTAGAGCATTCATTGTAGATAAAACCTGGTTCAGAGGAAACTCTGCAAGTTTCTTTAATTTCTCTTCTGGCAATCTATTCTGTGAATTACGTACGAGTAATTTTGGATCGGAACTTACACAATCAACCTTAGCTTCTATATTCTTACGAATTTCGGCTAGAGTATCCTGTTCAGCTAATTTTTGTAAATTACTTTCTAAATTAGGTGCATAATTAGCCACCTTCATAAATGTAGCTTCCTTTCCATTGTATCCTGCTACTTTAGATAAAAATCCCGCAGTTCTATCTGCAGGGATAAGAACAACACTCAGGTCAAAAAACTTGGGCATTCTATTTATTGCTACAATACGTTGTCCACTTGAAATCACGTGATTCATTTTCTTTGCTAAATGTTCACAGTATTCTTTTCTCGTGCGTGCGCGATTGCCACAGATAGAACATTCATCCCATGGAACTCTACATCCCATAGATACTGCAGGCAAATCCCCTTTTTCAAGTTTCTGAACTACGTCTTCTGCTTTTGCTTTATCAAGTTCTATAATTAACTCTACCCTATGCATTTCTGGGTTATAATGAGAAAACACTACCTTACCCATAGACTTGTTAGGATCCTTGTTCACGTGATGTCTGTAAACATGGCCGAGCGCCTCAAAAGTTTTGTGATATTCTTTCAGAGCATTTTCTGGAAAATAATCGCCGTTGCGATTTGAGCCGTAATATTCCCCTGCGGAAAGAGCATTCACAAGAGCATATATCTTGTCAGCTTTTTCTTTCAGCGTCTTGATAAAATCTACAAGAACCTGAGAATATTCTGCCGTTTTAACAAAATTGCTCGGATGAACTAATTGTAAAACTTCAGAATTATTATCGCCATATTCGAATAATATTTCTTTATTAATCATTCATTAATCCGCTTCTAGAGGACCATATGTATCTAATTTCGTAAAATCCGACTTTGATCCATACCCTGATTCATAAACTAGACCGGTACCTACTACTTTTCCTACAGCAGCGTCTGCTATTTCACTAAATCTTCTTTTCTCTTGTTTAGCTTCTGTCTGGGCTTTTTGTATTGCTGCTAATGTGTTGTAAGTATCAACCGGTGGACCGCCATATAATTCTGGAAATCCCCTATCAATCGATTGTCTAATAAAAGCTCCAGCAGATAAAGGGTCTGCTGCCATATGTGGAGCGAAATGAAATAATGATGCCCAGTATCTTGCTACAACTTTAGGATCTTCTTTTTTAAGAGCCGGATGTGCTTTCAACATTTCTCTGTAATATTCTTTACTCTTGGACTTCATTTTATTTTCCTTGAACCAAGCAAGCATCTCATCAGCAAAAACAGAACCTATCATTATCGTACCACTACCAATAATTGAAGCAGCCACTGCACCCCACTGAATTTTACTTTGTTTCTCCATTATCTTACCTTATATTGTTGTAAACGTAAATTAACAGCATCTCGAGTGAGAGGTACTTTAGATTGTTTCTTTTTTTGTGGCATCATTCTTCCAGCCTTGAAAGATACAAGCATTGCCACGGCTGCGGTAGCAGTTGGATGTTCCTTGAACCACTTGAAGGATTCACTAGCAGTGTTAAAAAAGCCAGCGTTCTTAATCATATTTGGTGAATTATTTGAACTGCGAAGAGATTCATATTCTGCCTTGTAAGCTTCATATGCTTCTTCTAAACGTAAAGCATGTAAGTATTTATCTTCAATTTCATTAGCTAATTTGAATAGACGTGATTCGGTGTTTGGAAGCGAACTTGAGAATTCTGCCTGTTTGTCAAAATCGATGTGTGTCATTCTATCAGCTAGACGAGACTTAAATAAATCTATCATAGCTTCACCTGTACATTCTGCTGCAGTCTTGATAATACCCGAAATATCTGCAAAAGTAGTCCCTTCTAGAACTGCTTGTTTTACAAGTGTTTCTAGTTCTTCTACATCAGTTGTAAAAGATCCTTGTGTTTGTACAAAATTATCATTCAAGTATTCGACTACTCCTTGTAGATATTCGCTTTTCTTTACGAAGTCTCCGCTTGAAGTCTTGATCGAATCTCGGTGTTTTACAATATTTTCTATTTCTAAATCTGAATGTAAAGAGACTTCTGCTTTCTTATATAAATCAAAAATGCTTGATACCTCCGTGTCCGGAGTATCTAGTGTATAGTCATACATAGGAATTTCCTCTTTACCTACTTTTACTGTTTCTTCATGAGCAAGTTCGGCATCTGCTAAATCAAATTTCAAATATTTCTCTTCGGCTGTTTTGATAAGCGCAAGATATGTAGATACATTAGCACTCTCTGCAACTCTACGTAATTGTTGCTTGTTCAAACCCTGTTCAGACGCAACTTTCTTGAGTCCTTCATTCAAGGTGATATGCTTTTGTACATAGTCTTTTGATATGCGTTCGCCTAACTTCTCAAGTTCTTTAGGTTCTACCATAATTGAATATACTCCTTTGTTTAGTTACTGTCAAGTAAATTTAAGAAAAATTTGCAATTCCATGCATTAGGTCAAGCGCTACTTTACAGAAAAGTGTTGAATGTACTGCATCATCAGGACCTATACTGATGTACTTCATGCTATTCTTTTCCTCATCATAGTCCATTTGAACATTGAGAAAATCATCTTTAAATGGCTCAAAATCGTCCCAACGAGGCAAAACCATGTTTCCTTTTCTAATTTCCTGAAACAGTTCATTCATCACTTGACTACGATTAAGAGTGTAAGCAGGCATCTTTGGATTCCATCTAATTTTTTCTTTCTGTGTAGGTAAATGTTGGAAAGCAATTACCTTATTATGTCCTACTTTACTACGGATTTCTGAATTTGGTGCTTCACCCATACCGTAGTCAGCAGCAAGATGTACTACTTTCCACTTCTCCATGAGTTCAGGAATCAGTCGATGTATGTAAGCATAATCTGCTTCCTTACCTAAAAATTTCTTCAAGTATAAAACATGGTATCTATCTCCACGTTTTTGCATTATAGTAATAACTGTGTGAGAATTTTCTGAATTTATTGGGCCATAATCAATTCCCATAATACTCTTGTACGAAACATCAAGGTCGTTTGGTTCTCCAGACATAACATATTCTGATCTACAATTCTTGACTAAGTCTGCTTCAGTTATAGGAGATGTTCCTTCATCATACTCAAGTGCAAGTACTTCATTATGATATTTAGCAGTAGAGTATTTTTCTCTCTTGCCAAGTACATCTTTTTCCCAGTCTACCCACGGAGCTTTATCAAAATGTAATAAGCAAACTCTGAATCCTTCTAGTACTGGTTTTTTAGTTAAAGAAAAAGTAGATACCCATTCCCCTCCCTGCTTAACATCAAGCGATCTTCCACATTTATTACACACAACTCCAAGATCACCAATATTATCAGGACCTAATATATTCCAATGATTACATGACTGACATTTCAGGATATACTCATTTTTAGTAGATCTGTCCCAAATATTTGCAAGAGTTCCTTTACTGCGCTTTGGGGTCCCCGCATACAAGCTCCACTTGAACATAGAACGCGACATGGTTTCCTGTATTACAGGAATAATATCTTCTCTTAAATCCTGCACTTCATCAAATATATTCATGTCAGCAGAGTACCCTCTGATTCTGTCAGCATTTAAGAGTGCATACCTCAAGTACATTCTCGAACCATTCAAGAGTTGTTTCATAAATACGTTTTGAACTAATGACGAATTCATATAATGTTCCTTGATAAGCGGACTACCCTCGAGCACTGGGTTCACTCTATCATGAGAAAACACTTTTGTTTGGTCTACTGTAGGAGAAATATAGAGAGACTTGAAATAATTATACATCACACTATTTGTTATCATAAGATTAGATAAAGTGGTAGACTTCGCCGTCTGTCTTGAAAACATATAGACGGACTCTGGCGCATCTGAATTGTAAATTGCGCGTAAATGTGGGTAGTCATTCAATGATAATTGATGACCATTCAGATACAAGAAATTCTCAGCAAAATCTGCTTTAGTTGTGTGTATAACTTGAGACATTTACATTCCCAGGCTTTTTAAATATCTGTCACGAACTACGTTTTTTGCTAATTCTTTTTTATTTAAAACACTCACAGGTAATTTACCACCAGTTACTAGTTCAGCCGACATGTGTTTTTCTCTCAAGACCTGTGCTGCTGTACCTTTTCCAGAATACATTTTATTTACTTTGTTCATTCTTGGTGTAGGTTGTATTTTTATTGGTCCTTCATATTTAGGAAGTTTAGTAGTTTTCTTAAATGTCTTGACTATCGAACCCCAAACTCCTGCATATTTTTGAAACACAGTTTCTGCTTTATCCATATTTCGCTCTCATTTTTCTTCTTTCTCTTTTAGCTAAAGAAGGTTTGACATAAAATTGTCTTTTATTAAATTCATCTAAAATTTTAGATGTTTCCATTTTCTTTTTAAACTTACGAAGAGCTATCTCTAGTGCTTCATTGCTGCTGTTCCGAACTTCCACTTCTACCGGCATCATTCGCTTTTGATTGGTGTATTATTTCCTCCACATCTTCCAATATAATCTGATATTTAATTGGTAATCTTTTATGCATAAACTTATAAAGAATATTACGATATCCAACTCTAGGAGATCCCCAACCCCAATTATATGCGAAATCTCTTCCCAGTTGTAATTCTTCAATGAAGGATATTAATTGTTTTAGATCTCTTTGTATACGATTTTCTAATGTAATTATTTTCCATGGGTTTCTGCCGTATTTTTTTATATCTTTTAAACTGTTTTCATAGTTATCAGCTCTTCTCATGAATTCGTTTGCGAGCATTCGAACTGTCGTGAGTTCTGCCCAAAATTTATCTTCTACTCGTCTATAAGTAGACTCATCTGGCGGATTAACTAACCATTCATCAGCTAATACGTCATATACGCCGAAGTAAGAATCTTGATATCCTGGTATCTCATCTCTCATTCCTTGTAAATATAGATTTAAAGGATGGCTAGTTCCTGGTATATTTTTATCATTATACTTTCTTCGTTCTTCCCAAAGTTCTTCAACCAAACTTGGCGGATCAAGTACTGCATTTACATCTACATCCGACTTGGAAGTATATCGAAGTCCAGTTGTAGATCCTATAAGGACTATTTGCTTAACAGACTCTTTTGGTGCAAGTCTGTATACTACTTTCATGATATGATCGCGAACGTTAGGCAACAAGTGACTTCCATCCGGCAACCATAAATCAGGTGCCATCTTGTTAGCTTTACGATCTAATATACCAGCACGCTTGAAGAATACTACTTCAGCTTTTTCCTTACGTATTCCTTTAGGTGGTTTACGATTAAACCATTCCTTAGACAACGCATCTATTGCCTGACTTGTAGGAGTATTCTTTATTTTTTTATAAACTTGTGAAGCCTTGTCCATCATTATTTCTTTTTAAATTTTAAATATGCGCTGCCGGTCACTGTTCCTCCCGCAGCAATTGTCGCTTGTATTGGTCTTTGCTTTATCGCTTGTTTAGTCCCAACTTCAATTGCAGCCATTGTTTTAAATCCTTTAGGTACCTCTTTTAGTTTTCTCCAAGCCGCTCGATTTGCAGCAACCTCTTCAATTATATTAAATGGTAAAAGTGGATAAAGTTTTCCAGATAGTTTTCCTTTTTTAGCTCTAATAGCATGAGTTAATTCGTGCCTAAGTAAAAACCTGTCATTTTTTTTCTTGTCTGCTATAAATACTATTCCTTTATCTTCTATAATTGCTTTTCTAAGAGTAGGTCTAAGGGCAGGCTCCTGTTTCCAAAATCTTTTAAAATTTCTGTGCAAACTTGCGTTACTTAGGGAAGCCCCATCTGCAGCCTTATTGCCTGTTCTGCTTACATTTTCTGTTAGCACCATTAATGGTCTATAAAATTTAGCAGCTTTATCCATTTAATTTAGCTCTGATATATGTTTAATCTTGACTTCTTCTTCTGCTTGAGTTATAGGTCCTTCAGATGCAGGTAAATCCTGCTCTTTCTTTTTATTTAACTTGAATGAAATTTCAGTAAATACATCTTTCTTTTCCTTGGTATCCCTATCAAATTTTTCAAGTTTTTCTACAGTCTTGAGTGCAAGGTTACCCCATTTCTGAGCTACGTCTGTATTAGTCTTTGAACTTTCCTTGAAATTATAAAATGAATCCGTCATTATTTCTCTGAGCATAGAATCAAAAGATTTGTTTGGTGCTGCGCCAAGTTTCCAAACAAGACGGTCTTTATCTCCTTCGAGAGCTAATTTATAAAATCTTTTTAAATTACTATTTTCAGTTATATCTACAAATTCTATTTTGTCTGTAAGTGACCAAGACTTGACATTAAAAAAGTAATGTAAAAATTCTGCAATGTCTTCTGATGTATAGCTAATATTATACTTTCCATTAACAATCAATTCAATATCTTCGTCTGTTATTTTGGCAAGTGCTAGAGAGGTAATCAAGCGATACATAAGGGGGTCTTCAAGTAATCGAAATGCTCCTTCTATACCAGTGGTTCCGTTCGGCATATCTAACTTACGCAAGTAACTTACCATCTTATCAACGCCCATTTCCATTAACCAATTTGGATCTGGTTGATTCTTAGTAATATAATCTGGATTAATTTTTGCAAGAGTTGCATGAACCTGATCTGTACCATCAAAAGGAATAAAAAATTCTTGCTCAGCAAGTTTTTCTTCTATATGGTCTTTTGATAATTTACTACAAACTAATGCTTCTATATATTTTATATAAGGTATTTTCATTTTTTTATTCGAAAGTCATCCCTCATTTTAGTTTTAATATATTTAACCTTCTTACACTTACGACGAGCTAACTTTTTAAAAACAATATCTGCTTTAGACATTTCTTTCACTCCTACAGTTTGGAGCATGGCAAATAATTTTTCTATGAGTCCTCCCGGCTGAATTTACACTAGACTCTATTCTAGCAGTTTGCCCTCCACAAACAGGGCACTTGACACTTCGAGGCCCAACCTGTGTCTTTGTAAGTTTTTTAGGTTGCATTAGTGTACAAATAATTTAGCTAATTTCTCTCTGTCGAGCTTAAGTTTTTCTCCCCACTCGGTGAATTGATTGTCATACTTGCCTTCAAAAGCTTCCTTGACCATTTCTCCCATCTTAACAAAAGATTCTGGCTGTGCTTTTTCGGCTATCTTACAAAATAAAGAATCAAACTCATTTGGAGTTTCGGGTTCTTTATCGTAATTCAGGTGTTGAAATATTTCGTAACCCATCTTTTTTCCTCGCTTTTTTACGACGTTCTGCTTCTTTATCTTCGTCGTCTTCATATATAAAATTAATAATATAATTTAGATCTTCGTTTGAACGTGGACCAGTAAATCGGATTAATTCTTTTTGATCCTCGTTATATATTCCTATATCTGGAATATCAGAAATAACAAACTCGCAAGTAGCTCCAAAGTTGTCTTCTGCAACATTTTTTAGAGCTACTGCTAAGTCGTTAGCTGCCTCGGTTCCATTGTGTTCTATTAAGAGATACATTAATTATAATATGCTCGTTGTGGTATATTCAGGCCTCGCATTGAAGCTAATTGTCTACGTTTCTTTTCACTAGATTCGTTTGCGGAATTAGCTAGATATAAACCTCCAGCAACCGCTGCTCCACCTACGACCAATCCTTTTTTATGACGACTTACAAAACCTTTGCCTTTAGGTCCTTTACCACTAGTAAGTGCAACATTTTCTGCTTTAGATGCCTGCTCTTTGCCGAGCCTGGTTAACTGAGCGCCTCTTTCCTTCATATATCCACTAACATTAAAATTTGGATCTTTCTTTAACATTGCGGCAGCTTCATTTGATGTCTGCTTGTAGATATCTTTTGCTCCTTTTCTCTTAGCAAAAAATCTTTTTATAGCACCCTTACCGCGCACTAAAGGTAAAAATTTAGCATCTTTCTGTATCTCGTTTTTAAATCCTACAAGATTCTGCTTATTCATCACTGTCCTCTTTTTTAGATTTCTTTCTGGAAGCGGTTTTTTTGGGATCCTTAGAACCTTTACTTTTAGGAACTTCTTTTTCAATCAAAGTTTCTACCATTTCCTTTTTTACTTCTTCAGGAACTTCGGGTATAACTTCCGGTTTTTTATCTTCCTTTTCTGTTACAACGGGTTCTACAATATCTTTCTTTACTTCCTCTAAAATTGTTTCAGAAGGAACCTGTGGCTCTTCAACCACAGGCTCTTCAATTAATACTTCTTTTGCTTTTGCTGCATCACGCTGTTTAGTTCTAACTTCAGCTATATGAAATAATGATCTTGCCATATGTATCTCTGATTATGCTGGACCACCGTGTAATACGGTAAGCTTGCGTGTGTATGCATGCACATTTTCTTTCTCTCTGGTTTTTTGTGCTTTCCATTTACTGGTTGCACCACTATCTCCACCAGTTGCCTGATGTGAGTATGTGTCATATACAGATTGAATGTATGTGTTTTGTGTAGCGCCTGCAGCTAATTTTTTAGCATACGCACGCTGATATAGTGTCATACTCATCGAGTATTCCTCCTTAATTATTGTTTATTAAATATAGCATTTTTTGTGCAAATATACAAATTTTACAAAGCTTGTGTCCACCCAACATGTGATTTCCTCTGACCGAGAATAACTTTACTTAGATGTCCTGCATCTAAGTCATGTTCTCTGCAAAATCTGTTAAGTCCTATGGCTGAAATTAGTTTCCCTGTGGGACTTATAATTTTAAATGGCTGTGCTTTACTTTTAGATATTTTTTCTTTTGTTTTACCAGAATGTTTCATACCTAAATTATTGTTAGCCACTCTTCGAATGTTATATTTAGGATCTAATGTATCCAAATAATACTGCTCTCTAGTAGTTAAATTATTTATATCCTTAACTAATTCTACAGGTTGAAAGTGCATAGTTTCCAAGCCATATTTGTTACATGCCCTTTGCAATATTATATTCGGATGTTTATTGTTTTTTAAATGGGTTTTGTGTTCCCCAAATCTTCTTGTTATATTGTTAGTTGACCCAATATAAAAATCTCCAGTTATTTTGTTAGCTATTTTGTAAATTCCAGAACTCATTATTTATACTTCTCCGTTCTGAATTCTTTAAAAATTGGCATTCTTATTTTTCCAGTTCCTGAATATTTCATTTGTCCTTTTACTTTAATCCAATTGCCTATAAATTTATTTGGATTTAAATAGGCTTCTCTTCGTAATTCATCAGAAAGCCCCGATCCTACTCTTATCTTGGTTTTGCTATTTTCTGGGATTCCAACGAACCCTCCGATGGCGTTGCCTTCGTACTTGCTGCCGGAACTAGCACTGAACACTCCAGTTATTAGAACGTCAAAGTCTTCACTTGACTTTGATTTGTAAGGGACTGCCTCTTTTAACTTATAGACTACTACTCCCTCCCGCGTTAGCGGGTGTTTGCCCGAAAGTATATCGTTTTTAAGTTTCATTTTTTCTTGTTGTGTATAAGCCAAAGGAGGTAATTCGAGCTCAGGTATTTTTTCTGATATTTCTTTTAACATCTTGAGCTTTTCTTCATACGGACTTTTTTCTACATTCTTACCTCTGAACTTGACTATGTCTATCATAGCTGGCTTAACTTTCCCAGTTCGAACTTGAGTATCTCTCGCTTTCCATACGTTTGAGTTTAAAATTCCGCCAAGCGTAGAAGAGTCTTTACCTGGAAGATATAACTCTGTTCTAACAACTGTGTTTCCAAGGTCGACTGGTCCACGAGTCTTGTAAAGATCTGTTCTATATGAATGATCTATTTGGCCTCCAGATTTTTTACTTACTCTATATGAGTATGTATCAAGTCTTTTGTTAGGTCGTATAACTACCGTGTTATGTGCACCATCTAGCTTCGGTGCCCAAACTTCATCCTTGTGATCTGACTTGAGCTGTTCAATTTTAATAGACTTATAGTGTGGCTTGTAGTCAGGAACTTTTTCTCCTGTCTGTCCTGTATAATTATATAGGAGCCAATCTTTACCACTAGTCTTGAGTAACATATATCTAAAAACTCCTTGACCACGATATAAATTGAATAATATTTTATCTGACTTAGATTCTAATACTTCCACTTTATCAAAGAACATACTTTTTACTGTGCCTGCACCGTATCCTGATTCTATCTTACCTTCCCAACCCATATAAGAACTTTCATGAGTTGGTTGTTCGATAGCTTTTGTCTTTTGTCCCGGACCGGGAAAATTTCTAACTGCCCACGATAAAGCATCACTTGAACCTGGTGGACTTAATCTGAGATCATAGTGTGGTCCAGCTTTCTTTGCCTGATGATATTGTATATTTCCTTTCCATCCAGAAGTGGATGTACTTGGTATACTAGAAAATCTACTTCTATCAGGTATTCCTATCGGAGTCATTGTTCTAGTGTTCTCTTTATATTATTATTTTCAAGTCCTAGAGTATTTTCTGGGAGATCTGTATTTATATTATATAAACAATGTCGAGAAAGATCAGGTAAACTATTATTAATTTTTACTGCTTTTAAAAAAAATCCAAAATGATCGTCCTGAAATTGATCTTTGTGAAGTACTAAAATATCATATTTTCTAAATATGGTTTTAATATCTTCTATTTCATACCTCCAATAATCACTTGGATAGCCGTGTATTCCAAAGCCTCTTGAACGTGAAGTTAAATATATAATACCTCCTATCTTTAAAACTTCCATCATATTTGTGATAGCAATTCTCCACTCCTCTACATGCTCTATTACTTCTGTACAAACTACTATATCAAAACTTCCTTTACCAAACTGTTTTACAATATTTTTAACATCACATACAAGGTCTACATTTGGGCCCTCAACAATATCTACGCCGGTGTATTTTTTTGGACCGAGTTCCTGAAAAATTGCCTTGAAAGACCCATTTACATTACAACTACCCACCTCTAAAATTGACTTACCTTGCACTTCATTTTTTGAAGCGAGAGCCTTGGCAAGGTTAAATAAAAATGGATCCATTAATCTTTCACGTAAAAATCATATTTGCCTCTTCTGGCTTTATCTGTTACTGCTGCTCTAGATAATCTGTATTTAGTTAATTTTGATTTTATGGCGTCTTCATTTATACTTTTTGAGCCGGCTACTCCACCAAGTACCGCACCTACTGCTGCACCGGCTACCATAGGCCATTTCTTTCCATCTAAGAGTTTTGAAGAGGTAATGTGTCCAATACCCGCTCCACCTGCAGCTCCAATTGTTCCAAGCATCGTGCCAAGTACGCCTTTAGCTACATTTTTTTGTTTATTGTATTTACCTATGTTCTTATTCATCAATTCTTTATCTTTCGTTTCCCATTCTTTTAAATCAACTTTCTTGTAGCCAGATGCTTGTAAAGTCTTTGCCATATTAGGTCGATCTTTTTTTAATAAAGATGTTGATGTAACAGCTAATTTTAATAATAATTTATCCACTAGTTAACTCCAAAATTTTTATATATTTATTATCTATTTCTCTCTTCTTTTCTCTAGGAAGAGCCTTAAATTTATTTTCAATGGCTTTTATTCTTTTGTTGTCGGATTTACTACGTACTGCATGAGTCCATTTCTTATCTGCCTTAATAGAATCTGGATCTAAATTATCTATCATTCTGAATAAAATATGAAAAGCATCCTCATAGTTCCCCTCTTTAAGGGCATTTTCGAATGTTTCATAGTTTATTTCCATACTTGGTTTTTAAGTAATTTTTTATATCTATTAGTATCATAGCATCAGAATCAACATTTGCCATTTCTACTGCGTACTTGTAAGGTTTGAGTGCACCCACTAAATTAGTTTGCTCTGCATCTAAATTCTTTAAACCAACTAAATTAAAATCACTATCAAAGAACACAATTTTTATTGGATAACTGACATTGCGATTCCAAAATTTTGAAGTTGTATTGTTGTCAAACTTGAATACAGCAATTTCATCTTGAGCCAGAGGTTTGCTAAACATCAGGCCCCGTGCCCTATCGTACGAAGTCTCTGCTGTAAATCTTACTTTCATTTTTTTCTCGGTAGATTAATCATTTTTTTCATCTTGATATTTTTACCTGCCGGGGTTGCAATACTGGTTGCAGTTTTTCTTGGCTTTGGTGCAAGTGATCCTGCTATTAAAGCAACTGCACCTACACCCGCAGCGCTCACACCCATTTTTTCAAATACATATGTTGCTTTATCCATCTCTGACTCCTTTACAAATTTAATTGCATTCTTAACTTTCCTTTCAGTTTCTTTACCAGGAAGTAACATAGCTGCTGCACTTCCTAAAACCATTGGTATAGCAAATGTCTTAGCTTTCAAGATTTCCATCTTAGCAGCAAGGGTAAGTCCTGCCTTGGCCCCAGCCACTCCTTCTACGGTTTTTAACTCTTCCTGAGTGATTTTACTTTTTGACATATTAATTCCATTTCATCCTTCGATCTATATCATTCACATAGCCATAAGGAGTCTTACCATGAAAATTCGTATTACCGTATCGATGATTACCTTTCATAAGTTTTCTTGCTCCGCCTACCCCACCATAATGAGCTGCTGCTAGATACTTGTACTGCTGTCTAGTCCATTTATTACTATCAGTACCAAACCCAAGTTGGCTTGCATTCTGTTGTGTAAACTTGTGCATATATTTATTTTGAAGTTGTGGGCTACTTAAGAATTGTTGTCTGTTTCCTTTATATCCTAGCCCTTTCAAGGTATTCGGCATAAACTGGTATCTTCCGAGGGCTCCCGAAGTTTTATTAACTACTCCCCATCTACCTCCAGATTCTTGTCCTGTTATCGCTCCTATATACCTATCGAAGGTTCCACTGCCTGAA